AAGACCTTGTATTCTAAGGTAGGCACGATGATCTATAACAAGGAATCTCGTGACTGTATTGTAAGAATAGGTGAATAGATTTTTCTTCATAATATAAACACATCGGCTCTCTTGTTCGTGAGGATAGGAGAGTTTTTTTATTTTTTTAATCCTTCACTTATGACATATTTGATCTTTTATTGCGTGGGAATAATCTAGCTTTGCCGAAAACTAGGATCATGATAACTTTAAATGATGTAAATAACGAACTCCATGTCCGGTTATATATACTGGAGGTACTTAAGGATTATATAAGAGATGATGATTTCGATGGTCTTGTAGATAAGGCGTTGGATTTTGTCATGGAAGGCGTTTCTATGCCTAAGGCTCCGACCAAGGATACCACCATGAGTGACATATCAAAGAGCGTTTTGGCCTTGGTAGCGGGTGCTGGATTAGATGAGAGGTTAAGCAAAAGCTCTTTAGAGTTAGCTTACGATAGGTGTAAGATGAGGTACGTATTCGATCCTCGAAATCGGGATATACACGGTGTGATCGTAGGTTATTCCAATGACTTTAATAGTCTGGTAGCTGTGTGTGATGAGGGATCGAAGAAAGGAGTGGACAAAGGATCTACTGATTTTGTGGATGTCAATGAGAGATACGTGACTAACGGTTTCTTTTACATATCTGTAGAGGATGCCGATAAGCAATCGAACTACATGGGTGGAAATTCGTAATTATTATGTTTTTGTGCTTTACCACGAGACGTTTTAAGTGTTTAGTCTTCCTCCTGACTTGTGAAAGTTAGGAGGATTTTTTATATTCGCGTGATTTGAATGTTTTAGCATAATACTACAGTTTTTGTTAAGATCCGGCGTGTAAGTGATTATCCGCCGGATTTGTTATCTTTGCGAAAAACATAACATCGTGCAGAACAATTCTAACATAGCGGTTCCCGACTCCGGGATGAACAGGGATAAGCATCCACAGGATCTATCCCCGTCTGAATATAGTTTCGCCTTGAACGCTACCATAGAGGGTGACGATGGAAGCCAGCTAAAGATCCAGAACGAGCCTAGTACCCTTTTATGTAAGCGATTCGATGGCTATAAGGTTATTGGGTATAAGAATGATATAGCTGGTGATAACACTTATTTCTTTCTATCTAATCCGGATGATAATACGTCTAAGATCACGTTCATGCGGTCATTGGATTATATCAAGACCGTGGAGGATCAATTGGCTGGATCGGGAAAGGACATCCATCGTATCCTTGGCGAGAGGCTTGAGGAGTCGGATGGTCGTTTTGATGAGATATGTGATTTGATGGAGATCCTGATAGAGGACTGGGTTGATGATCCTTGTCTTAACTTCTCCATCCATCACCCGATATTCGACATAGAGATCAAGGACGAGAAATGCGGGAAGGTGATATACTGGACCGATGGATATAATCCCCAGCGATATGTTATGGTCGATAAGGCTCTTAATCCGGATGATGATGGTGATTTTTGGTATCATTACCATGGGTATAAGACATGTGGGGATGACAAGCCAATAGAGAGGTGTAGGCTGGCCTGCGAGAAGCTGCTGGTGTTCCCGTTGCTGACGGCCCCGTGCGTGGAGCCTGAGGTCGTGGAGTTCGGGGGAAGCCTGCGTGCCGGGACCTACCAGTTCTGCGTGGCGTTGTGCGATGAGTTCGGGATAGAGAAGACCGGATATTGCTCATTGACCAACCCAATCATGTTATTCGATCGCCAAGATATGGTTATCCGTGATGGTTTATGGGGTAAGTCAACCAATATGGGTATCCGCCTTACTGTATCCAATATAGACAAGCAGGTATCTCATTATAAGATAGGTGTTATACAGAACACGGTTGGGTTTAATGGTGAGCAAAGCCCGGTTCTTGAGTATTTCATAGAAGGTATACATCCGATAACGGAAAGGACCATCTATTACCTTACGGATCAGTATAGCGAGCGTACGACCATGGAGAAGTTATCCAAGGAAATACCGGTATATAAGACAGCCAGAGGTATGACGTCTGTCGGGAATCGTCTTCTTCAATACGGCTTGACCGTGGAGAACGAATGGAATCTTCAACCGGTCGTTAACTTCTTGGGTCATTTCGTTAAATGGCAGACATCTATAGCCACGGAGAATTTGTATAAAGACGGTGTGGCTTGCTCTAAATACGCCTCTTTCATGCGTGACGAGGTATATCCGTTGGGTATAAGATTCTTTACCAATACAGGATACAGGACGGCTAGATTCCCGCTTATCCCTCGTCCGGCCACAAGGGAGGAGATGGAGGTTATCGTTGATGAGGACGGTAACTCTGACGACCTGTCGGCTGCGTCGGTGCTGGAGAACAACCCGCAGTGCGCCGGGAACAGCCGCCGTCATCTTTGGCAGTTTAAGAATACGGCAAAGATCATAAACGACCCGTCTTGGGGATTTGATGATTTTGGAGGAGAATGCAAGAATCAGCTAGATGTCAAGCAGCTCAGATATGTAGAGCAGGAATATGCCACGGTAGGAGAGACCCAATTCGTTATCAACACGATGGGGGAAGATGTTACGGTAGATGATGTTATTGATTATATCGCTGATAATATAGAGAACCTGTGTGATATCATAGAATCTAATGTAGGTATTACTGACGAGTTATGCGCTGCTATATCATTGCCAGAGGATCAAGACGGTATAAAGGCTCCCGATTTTCCTAGTGGATGTGATGATATCGAGAGGATAGAGACCAGGACTATATTGGATAAAAACTCTTTGGTGGATTCTAGGATTGATTTTACGTATAAGCTGGCTAGTGATTATACGGAGACCGAGCCTACCACCTTAATACAAAGTAACGCCGAGTCACAAAGGAAATTCTCTGTATTGTGTGATTTCGATAATTACTCCAGTGGAGGTAAGAATATCATAGATCTGGTTCAGGAATGGCTGGATGGTCAGGATGAGGATAAATTCCCGTCTGATATAGACTCCTCCGCTTTGGTCTTGTGTCAGGATATGTCTAATGTCCGGCAGTTATATGATGAGGGTATATGTACTAATGGGTGCTCGGTAGATGATCCTCATGTCAATCCTACTATTAATGATGTTCAACTTCCTACATTCCAAGGAGGTAGGTCATTGGGTAAGTGCACGTATTTGTTTCAATATGACGGATGGGAAGGTAAGCATCATACAGAGACGATGCTTGATAAGTTGATGGATACGATGGAGGCTTATTTTCCCCAATACGAGAGTCAGTTTGGTATCGAGAATGCCATGTGTCTTTTTGGCGATGGTGATAATTCTAAGTTCAATACCGGTATAACTACTGACTGGGAAGGTCGTGTGTCTGTGCAGAATGATATTGACGCCAAGACCAATTGGTTCGGTAGAAGCAACTTGACTTATTTCAAGTTCTATCCACATGTATCCTCATACGCCAGATGGGTGGAGTTGGATTACGAGAAATACATAAGTGGTTTATCCGATCCTGATAACGGTATTATGTACATAGAGATGATGGGTAACTATAATTATCCGATCGGCGACTCATCATCATACAACAAGGTTCGTATAACGTTTTTCTCGGACAAGGAAGGTACCGTGGCTCCTAATCCTTTGGCTAATGATGCCAAGAAAGGTGTTATAGTGAATTACGTGGATCATAAGATATTTATGATGCCAAAGTACTTGTTCTGGAATGATGACAAGACTACTTTCCATAAGATATATGTTTGCATCGAGCCTGCGGTATGCGTGTTCTTCACCGGTTTCGCCATGAGGAAGGACATGAAGGAGCTTGCCGGATTCTATACGGCCGGCACCGCCATCTTCCCCGCCCCGTTCTGTTTTGGCATTCGGCCACTGGAGGTGAAATACGTGTTCTTCTTCACGAAAGAATTGAAATTAAGGAGATTTGTTACCTATGAGGCGAAGTGTGTCTCATGTGGGGATAAGCCCGCTGACTGCGCTCCCAGGCCATATCAGTATGGTGATTTCGGATATTGGGAGTCTACCAATAAGTACCCGGCTAATTTTGAATTGTATGATTCAAGTAAGATCGGGATATCATCGGGAGGATCAAAGAGGAAGGACATAATAGATTCTTTGACGAAATACTATGGGTCTCCTAAATCAGTTGGGGGTAAGTCTTATTTCACCGGTAATGGGGGTAACGCTGAGTACCCCAATACGTCAACCACGTTTTGTCAGAGACCTATACGTCATTACAAGTTCCCGGATAACTCTGTCGCTCCTTTTATGGGTAATCCGTCTCAACTGACCGGTCAATATGGAGTTGACTCCTATATTTATCCTATGGGGGTGATGCTTGATGACGATATCGTTAATGAGTTTTTGGATATAGCGGTAGAGAACGGTCTTATAGATAAGGCCAGAAGAGATTCTATAATAGGATATGAGTTGTATAGGGGCGATAGGACGTTGGATAAGAGCGTTATCGGAACCGGTCTGGCTTATGATATGTTTAAGTACGATGATACCGACGGATCGGCTAACCTTTATCCTAATTACCCTTACAACGATTTGTCTGATGATATGTATATCTATAAGGATATTAATCGTGAGAAATTTATAACGCATCCGTTTAACAGGAAGGGTAATATCTGGTATTCATTCTTAAGTCCTGATATTGCCTTTAACAAGCCTGACGCTCCCACCGAGTGCCTTGTTGATGGTTATCAATTAGGTAAATCCTCCGGTATATTCAGGGAGGTGGAGGATCACCCTAAATGGACGATATTAGGGAGTAAGGCTTACAGTATGGCAACGTCATTGGCTACGGTGGAGGCTATGGCTAATTTAATATCCGCTATAGCTGAGTATACATATCAGTCGGCTTCACAGCAATATGTCGGTGGAGGCGTGTTCTTTTTAGCCAACCCTGTCGGCATAGCGCTGACGGCTATCCGTCTGGCTATGGGTATCGCCAAGGCCACAGCCCAGTCCGTGGTGGATATAGGCAAGTACAGGTATCAGTGGTTAACGGCATTGATAGATAGGGGACCTAGACGGAACTATGCTTATTATTATACTTCTGTCGCTCATTATAATTTATTTTACCAAAAAATAGGGGCGTCGGAGCTACGTGGATTGTCAACGGCTAAATATATCAAGAGCGGGTTATATCCGGTAACAGATATCTCTTCGCAAGGGGAGACCGTAGGCGGTAAGCCTATTATCATAAACAACCTCGATCGTGAGCATTCATTGTTCATGTCATTTGGTATGGATAAGTATATGCTTGAATATCCGGAGTTGGTTTCAAGTTACGATACCAGCCGTATTCAGGATGAGTGTAATATTCGTAACGATGAGGTGGCTGGTATGACGCCTCATTTTATGACACGTGAATCTTTCGTATCCTGCCCCTATATGAGGATAAAGAAATATTCTCCGGCTCAATACGGGCAGATAGAGGATATCAGGTGGGTATCGTTAGGTGGTTGCGGGTTGATGGATAAGGATAAGCGTAAACCTGTTTTTGGAGGTGATGTATTTATATCAAGATTCTCGCTTAAGAGGAAGATGCCTATGTTTTATTTGACTCAGTTTGGTCAGGGGGACATGATACCATTCCCTTATTACGATTATCGAAACATCGGGTATCCCCGTTATTTCGTCAATTACGATACTGGGGAGGATTATCTTAACAAGACCGATACGGATACCGGATCGCTATACTCTTTCCCTAGCCGGAAGAGCGCTTATGAGATGGTTTGCAAGACCGGAGATATGTATCTTAGCGGTCGTTTCTTCCTATACTTCTATGGTATACCTCAGTTTCTTGTGGAGTCTGAGATCAATTGCAATTTCCGTATAGCCGGGCCTGAGCCTTACGAGGGGTTTTATCCGGAGGTAGGAGATTATATATCATGGACTCAAGAGCGTAATGTCCCTATATCAAGGGATAATGTGTTTAAGATGAGTCCTGTGTATAAGAATCGATTTACGTTAGGTGGCAGGTCATTACCAGAGACGTATGATAGCAATTTTTGGGACTGCGCTTACCAAAGACCCAACGGCGTCATATGGAGCACCGCCGACGTGTCGGAGAACGGCATGACCGATCCTTGGCTGTCGTACAAGCCTATGGATTACCATGAGTTCAAGACCTCGTTCGGAAAGCTTATAAGCATGAAGGGAATAGAGTCGGATCAAATACTAGCTCGCTTCGAGAATCAGGTAGGACTATATAACGCTATAGACGTGCTGGCAGAAAGAATATCCCCGGAGAATAGCGAGCTAGGGACAGGTGGGCTTTTCGCCTCTCGTGGCATTGAGTATAATAATACGACGTTAGGATATTCCGGGACCCAGAGTCGGGATATGATCAGTTGCGAGTTTGGGCATTTTTGGGTCGATTTAAGGCGTGGTCAGGTGTTTAAGGTAGATTCTAATGGTAGGAATCTTACGGAGGTCACACCGGGGCTTAGAAACTGGTTTAAGGAGCATCTTCAGATGAAGATCATCCGTAGCCGGATATATAACGCTGATACGGACGCTGAGTTGTCTTATTATGATATCGATAACAAGTTCTTTGGTATAGGGCTATCCATGGGCTGGGATAATCGGTTCAAGAGGGTTCTAATAACCAAGAAAGATTATATACCGGTAGGGAATCCGAGCGAGTACCAATTCCGTGGCGGCCGGTTCTACAGGAACGGACAGGCGGTGGAGCTACAGGACGCCAGCCATTTCACGGACGTCTCGTTCACCGTTGGGTATAACTGCCTGAAGGGTGAGTGGAAATCATATTTATCCTACACCCCTGATTATTATATCGAGCACCAGCATTATTTCCAGTCCGGAAAGAACTACTCAAGTGAAAGTCAGGAGATAGGTTTATGGTCTCATGGTTTGACCAACCAATCGTATCAAGTATTTTATGGTAAGCTATATCCGTTTGTTATAGAGGTCCCGGTACGTGAGCAGTACGTGAATAAGATCCTCACCAACTACCAATATCGGATGGATGCCAGAAGATATCAGGATGAGGTTAATTACCAAATTCTTAGGACTACTGGATTTAATAAGGCATGGTTTTATAATGATACCAACAACAGCGGTGAGCTTCGGATGGTTATCGCCGACAAGAACGATATGAGCCAGCGGTTAAGGTATCCTGTAACCAATGACGATAGCCGTGAGATACTGGTGACGGAGGTTGATCAGAAGATAAATATAAATGACTATTTTAACGAGGTCAAAGACGATACTAATAACCTCCCAGTATGGATCAAGGACGTGAATGATATTGACCGGAAGATCGACCCTAGGGCCGTCGATTATCACCGGAGGTGGCGTGATCGTCTTCGTGGCGATTGGTTCTTGGCTAGGTTCGTGAATGACATTGAGAGTCGGTTCAAGATGATAGTTCGTTGGTTTAGCAATGAGGAGAAAGTTTATTGATTTATTAACATATAGGGGGGGTATTTTGCCGCCTCTCCCTTGTATATTAAAACGATATGGAGGATTTTATTGGTAAGTACGATGGTAATCAAATAGACAGTAGACTTGATAAGGTCAAGGATATGGTTGGCGCCACGGCGTCCGGGGCTGGCGCTGCGGGATTGGTGCCGGCTCCTGCTAAGGGGGATGAGGGTAGGTTCCTTTGTGGTGATGGTACGTGGAAGGACGCAGTAGCTAAAAGTGATGATGAGGATGCTTTTTTAGCTATCATCTTACAGCTTGTAGGAGATCAATCTACTACTTTGCCTCAATCTCAATATAATACTATAAAGTCGTTGTTTGATGGTAGTTCTACGTCCAATGTCAGGATGATAAGACCTAACAATTCTTTTGTAGAAGCGTTAGGTGGCGTGAATATTAATGATTTGATGGTTTTTAATGATCAAAGGAATGATTGTATCACTATTTATATCAGCGCTTCAAATAATTCCCTTAATATGGGATTTTCAGATATATCTATATCTGTTTACCCTAATTTGAATGTTGAATATATTAATTCTTCTTTAAATATAGCATCATCAGATAACACCGAGATAGTTATTGTAAGGTCTTTTGGGAATACAGAAGATAATATAAATTTTGATAATCAGTTTCATCTTAAGTTGAAAGGGACTGGGAATAAAGCATTGATGGATAATGGGTTATATCAGGATATAAGAGGTATAGACATATCAAGTTATCTATTAGAACCTGGGACTATTAATATAGTATCATCTATAACCAAATCAAAATATGATGATATAAAAAGTTATATTCTAAATAATTATCATATGTATCTTTCACGAGTGATATCTAGCTCCGGTTTTACGGCGGCTTTTAATTCATATATCATAGCAAGTTATATTTATGATGCCGCTTATTTGGTATTTTTTGATCCGAATTCTTCAAAAATGAGTAAGATAAAAATTAATTATGATACTTATGAGGTAAGTACTATTGTAATTTAAATATTTGATGTTATGGCAACAGGAAAAGCTAGCGGTAAGAAGAAGGGCAAATGCCCGAAATCAGGATGTATCAAGAAAGTAGGGAGTGATTGGCGAGTGGTCAGTAACAAGACCGGTAAATTATGGCCGGCTAAGTACAAGTCTAAGGAGAAAGCTAAAGGAGCCTTGGCTGCTTATCACATGCATTAGCGTATAAACGGGTACATGATTTATTATGTGCCCGTTTCGTGTTTTTAGGCTTGTGATATTATGGTTATCTTTGTGAAAAACGTAATATATGTCTAAGAAGAATAAACCGGAGGAAATCCCATCGTGGATAAGGGATTTATATAAGGAGGATCTTGATCGTGTCGTAAGAGGCGAGCGTCCTATGTATTTCAGGGGTATGGATGATAGTCCTTTGAGAAACGTGTCCCCGGAGTTTGATATCCTTAGCGGAGGAGCCGCAGTTAAAGGCATGAATGGGATAAGAGGTGCGTTGTCCCCGTTGAATAATGGCATGGGTAATTATAATTTCAGTATCAGGGGTATAAATAAGAAGATCGGTGAGTTGGTTGATGAGGCGGGGCTATATTTACCTGAGAAATTAAGACCTGTATATCGGACTGTGGTGGATGCTATGTCGAGTTCCAAGGATAAGGGGTTGGGTCATATCACGCAGCCGTTGGCCAACGCCCTGTACCCAGCGGACGAGCGACGGGACCGGCGTCTGGAAGGGGAGCATCCCGTTGGTTATGTGGATGCCATAGATGGCATATGGCCTAGGAAGAAATATGGGCTATGGGGAGAAAAAATTGAGAGGAAGCAAGATGGAGGAGAAACAAGAGAGTCTGTTCTTGATAGACCTAGATTCGGGAGCAGGGTATTGGATAATTACGTAGCTTCTGCTCACCCGGTTTTGTCAATAATATATGATATCGCTAATTCAAGGTATACTGATGGCCCTACTCGCATAAATAAAGCTGCGTATTCATCAATAGATCCTATGGGGAAGAATCCGGAATGGTATGAGTATCCTGTTCATTTTATGAAGATGTTCGGGAAATATATATCTGGTGATTTTAATAACAAGTTATATGGCGATAGTGATAATGATGATTTAGGCACAAGAACTAGTGATGAGGCTTGGGCTAAATATAATAAACTCCCTTACGATGAGTCTGTATTGATAGATAATGGTGATGGTACGTATAGTATACGAAAGGAATTATCTAATAGGATGATACCTGATTCGTCTATCGTAAGGAATAGGATTGATGTGAATAGGAGTCTGTTTGATAAGGAAACTAAGGAATACAATGAAGGACTTATAAAAGCTTTAAGTGATGCCGATCCAGAGGAGTATGAGAGGATTCAGAGGGAATATAAGGATCTGAAAAGGGTAAGAGAGGGTGCCATATCAGCGGACGAGATGAATATAAAAGGGTTGAGGTCTCTTTATGATAAGGGGTATGGTGTCGTGAATGAGTATAATTATAGGGATCGTAGACTTGATAAGAACGAGACGGGTCCTCATAGTGTACTTGGTGATTATACGATATATCGTGACAAGGATATGGGCGGATACAGATATAGGGATGTATATGATTTCAATCCCGCTGTCCAGTTTCTTTTGAATGGGGATGTATTTAAGATAGATGGTAGTATTGATAAAAAGGATAGAGGAGGTTCGGTAAATACAGGGAGGGCTTATGGTTCTGGCAAGTATGTAATTGATCCTCGTAGATCAGAGGATAGTAAGATGGCTGTATATGACGAGATATGGGATTATCTGACCGACAAGAAGGGAATACCACAAACGCAAGCTATCGGTATCCTGTCGAACATCGCCGCCGAGTCCGGAGGGGACACCGAAGCCCTAGGAGCCGCCGGTGATTTTGGCATCCAACAATGGCTTGGACCGAGGAAGAAGGAGCTACAGCGCAGGTATGGGAAGAAACCGACATTGACCCAACAACTGGATTATCTTGTGGATGAGTATCAGGGTCGTGTACCGGGGCTAGGTTGGAACTACATGAACCAAGGCAAGTTCTTTGATAAGGACGCTCAAGGCAATATATATAATTACTATATGTATTCGAAAGCTGATTTTGATAACGCCACGAATTATAAGGACGCTACCGTAGCATGGAATCAAGGATACGGAAGACCCCTTGGATCGACATTAAGAAACGAGAAGCGGTTTGAGTTCGCCGATATGTTCTCCAACAGATACGGTGTCCCGGAGAACGAGCCAATGAGATACGAGTTCGGGCAGCGGGATTCTGGTACGGGAGACGGAGGTCATCAGCCCGTGCCTGATACGGTAGCCCCCGCCGGCCCTTCTTTGGCTTCCCATCCTGCCGTGGATAGCTGGTGGGAGAAGGAAGGTCAAGACCTGTTATATAAGATGCTAGCTCAATCAGGCGCCAACAGGAAAACTATAGAGGATATCGCTAATAACATCAAGAATGATCCCCAATCAGAGGCGCAGATAGCGGAAACCGAGCGTATGCGTAGGGAGCAAGCGAAAAGGCAGTTGGTACTTAATATGATACCGGGATTAAGTCTTAATATAAAAGGTATGAGCAGAACTCAAAATTAATACTACATTTGTGAAATCATTAAACGTTTTTAGATATGAAAAGATTGTTATTTTTATTTGCTATGTTATTGACGCCGTTCGCTTTGATGGCGCAAGAGGTAATCCCATCAGAAGGGGCTATTACTATTGATCTGACTACCTTTACCGGTATCATGGCTTTCGTCACGATGTCAGCTACCCAGCTAGCTAAGGTAGTACCGTATATCGATACCCACAAGTGGGCTAAGATCCTATCGGCTATTGTTATTGGCATGTTGACATGTATCTTGGCGTGGTTTCTTCAGGTATCCCCATTGTTGGTAGGTAGTGAATGGTGGGAAGCTTTATTATATGGAGTGGCTGTAGGATTCAGCTCCGCTGGTTTCTATGACATGGTGAAAGCCTTAGGTTCGTTGTTCGTGAAAAGAATTTAGTACTGTTCAATAATTACAATATGTTATAAATTGAATTTCATTGTTTTATAGTTTGTAATTGTGTAATTTATTATTTATATTTGTGCGCCTATCTACTCATCACGAGCGGGTAGGCGCACTTATTAATTTAAAAGCATGATAAAAGTATGAAAAGTAATTTGATTTTGCAGTCAGAAAGTCGAGAATTGTTGGGTAGAAATATCTCTGTTATGTCCAAGGACGGGTTTGTGTGTATAACGGAAGTTATGGAGGCTTTAAATGAAAAACGCAAATCTATGGGATTAGAGTCGAGGAGACTTGATCATTTGTTCTCCACAAATGGTTTTCAGGAAAAGATGAAGGCTCTTGTTAAAGAATTGAGTATAAGCAATATATGTACTGTAAGAAATCTTACAGTACAAAATTATGTATTGGAAATCAATAAGATAACTGATCTTAAAAAATACGGCATGGCTTACCGAAGAGGAAAGGGAGAAGGGCAGAAATGGTATGTCAATCCGTATTTTTTTGTTATGGTAGCATTGGAGTTGGATCCAGAAATATATGCCAAGGTGATAATATGGCTACATGATGGATTTATAGAGGACAGGAATGCCGCCGGAGAAGCTTATATCAAAATGAGTTCATCTGTAGCTAGATTGGTTAATGATAAGAGTCAGTTGTCTGATAGGATATCAAGAGTTGCTAAAGCTATTAATTTTATAGTGTTTAATAAACATGAGAGTGGGATAAGAAATATGGCCACAAAGAATCAGTTGAATGATATAGTGGCTATAGAGAATGTTATTACCGGCATTATAGATGGGGGCTTTATAGATACTTATGATAAGCTTATAGACTATCTTGGACATGAATGGAAGAAGAAATGGGGTAATCCTGTTGCGGCTTTAAAATATTAGTGTTAAAGAGACTCATCGTTATATAAATGGTGAGTCTCCGTTTTTTTAGATTATCTTTGTGTCAGAACGAAATTAATTAGACATGAGCAAGTATGTAATCAAGAGGAAGATACCTAAATATCAAGAGGCCGGGGAAGTCGGGTCGTATATGCTTGGTAATATGGACGGTATACAAGGGTTAGGTATAGAACCTTTGGTGAATACCAACCAAGGATTACCCGCGCCGGTCAATCCGCTAGGGATATATTCTTTGGATACTCCAGATCAGTTGAGGACTAAATATGCTAATGCTTTTGATCAGGATAATGTGTTTCCGGCTAGCTTCAAGGGTAGTTTGCAACGTATAGCTGAGAATTATCAGGACAATGGTATTACGCTTAATAACATAACTGTTAACGATGTTGATAAGTCTAAGACCGGTTCAGGCGAGACGGATGTTTTTGATTTTACTACCATCCCTTACTATGGCGCTGATGATATAGGGTCTAGATTCACTCAGATGGGTCGTGGTATAGGGCGTATGAGAAGCGAGGGATATGGAGATTTATCCACCGGGGCTAAAACAGCTAATACGATAACCACCATAGCCTCAGGAATTAGTGGTATCATGGGGTTGGCTCGTAACGTGGTTTCTGGGATAGCGTCAGAGAAAGGTACTCGTACTAATATCAGGTTGGCTCAGGAGCGTGAGGCCAGACAAAGAAGGCAATCCCAGATGCAGTACAAGGATGGTGGGGGTGTTTATCTAGGACCTAATAATAGGTTCGATAGCGGAAGCCTTACCGGTGAGTACCTGTATCCGTTACCTAAGTCGATGGAAGATCAAGCCAACGTAGAGGTCGAGAAGGGTGAGTACGTGACGCAGCCCGGAGAGGAGCCGATGGAGGCTATGGGGCAGAAGCACGCCGATGGTGGAACCCCCGTTTCCTTGGAGCAGGGAACGAAGGTTATTACCGACGACACAACCATAGAGCCGGATTTCGCTAAATACATCAGAGATACGTATGGGATCAAAGCCACGCCTAAGGATACGTATGCTACGTTAATGGACAGGTATAAGGCTAAGATCGGTCTTAAATCGGCTTACGATGATCAGAAAAAGGCGCTGGAGAAGCTGAAGAAAAACGATAAGATAGATGACGAGAATACAAGGCGTTTAAACGCCTCCGTATTATCCAAGGCTATAAATGATAGCAACGATATCGTTAATGGATTAGAGGGAAGATTTACGGACTTCGCTAACGTCATATACAAGGAGCAGGAAGACCGGAAGATAAAGAAGGATGAGGATACGTATTTCGCTAAGGGTGGTGAGATAGATAACATCATATCCAGATCCATGAAAGAATACGGTCTTACGGAGGAGGATATAGCTGAGGCTAAGAAAGAGCTGCTTAAGAAAGTGGCTGGTATTCGCCAGAAGATGGAGATAGGAGGCACGTCTTTGTTCGGTCGTAAATTAACTTTCCGCCCGATCGAGAATAGGTTCAACAATGATCCTAACTATTTCGGTTATCAACGCCAAGGAACTGATGGCTCTTATGGAGGTATTAATACGGATGAGAGGTTGAATTATTATAAGACATTCAATCCGGTCGCTTACGATGCTTATATGGGAGCTTCAGAGGGCGCTAGGGCTAGGGCATTGCAAGACGCTATCTACGGTCAGACAAGTAGCTGGATGGGCTTGGCTACGGCTGAGAACCCGATCATCGCCAACGCCGAGGCGCTTCGGGATTACACGACGCTCGTTTCCTTTGGCGGTGAGGATAGTCAAGGTAATTACCCGGAAGACAAGAAAGCCGCATATCATGATAGGATGAGAGACAATAAATTAGGTTTGTTTACCACATCTCGCCCTATGATCGGTCTAGACGTTGTTACAGAGGAACAGCATAAGGCTCTTAACGATGCTGGTATCACCCATTTTAGCCAACTATTCTCTGATAAGAACAAGGATGTTGTTAATAAGATCCTTGGGGAGGATATGCTTAAGATGCAGGCATTGAGATCCATGAAAGGAATGGAAGGTCTTGATTTTATACTTGACCCTCATAAGGTGGCTCCTGGTCCTATGGATATAGGTGATGTGGAGGATCCTGATGTTAAGTTGGATATGCCTGAGCTGATTGATCCTAATACACTCCCTAAGACCAATACAAATGCCAGTACTAACACCGGTAAGACTAATAATGGTAACGGGAACAGGAATATAGTGGGTGGTGGCCTTGACTTCCCTGAGGTGTTCAGGATGACTCCGGGAGCCGTGACAACGGAAGGTATGGAAAGGCATTACGCTCCTACCGTGGATCCGGTGTTGAGATCGGCTGATCAGTATATGGTTGAGGCCAATCGTGCTTTCCAATCACAATTGGATCAGATGGGTAATGTCCCGGATTCCCAGAGAGGGGCTTTATCATCCAACTTACAGGCTATCATGAGTTCCAATATAGGTAGATACATTAATGAAGTAGAACAAGGGAACGTGGCTCAAAGGACTTGGGCTGATAATGTCAATGCTCAGTCATGGGCTAATACGTACGATAAGAATATAGCTCAACGTCAAGCTTACCAGCAACGTATATTGCAGGGATTGGCTATAAATGACGAGAACTGGGGCAGGTATTTCGATAGCGTAAATGACGAGATCCAGCAGAAGTGGAATACGGCTACGACCATGAATACATTAAGGTCTATATTCGGGGATGTCAAGATCGGTCCTAATGGGCAGTTGATCGCTGATCCTCAAGGAGATATATTGAGTTATAGGAGATTATATCCTGCTCAGGAAGTAACTAAAGGCAAGAAAGGATAAAGGATGGCTTCACAATACAGTATATTAAGGAATTACGGTAAGTACGTATCACCCTACAACATGGATGTCATGATGCAGGGTATGGGATACATGCAACAGAAGATAGATACGAATCGGCAAGCTATTAATGAGTACGCTGATTATATTATTAATTCTGATATAGCTAAACCTCAGGATAGGGAATATCTTCAGAATAGGTTAAATGGGCTGATACAGGACGTGAATAACGTGTATCGTAAATCTAATTTGGCTTCTGACGGTATAGCCAGAAGTATACAGGCTCGTCTTGGAGAAGCTCTGGATACCCGTGTGTTGAATGCTATTGCCGGTACTAGGGAGATCCGGGCTTTTAGCGAGAAGATGGAGGATATGAAGCTGAACAATCCCAAGATGTATAGTCCTATAAACGAGGCTGAGGCTTTTGCGGATGCCGTGGCTTGGATGAATGACGGTCAGGTAGGGACACGTCTTAATCCTATACATTATACCCCTTATACGGATTACCACGCTGAGATTGATGAGAAGATGAAGAATTTCATCTCCCTTAACAAGGGGAAGAAAGTCAATGTCCCGGTGACTGATTCCAATGGCAACAGGACGGGCGAGATGCGTGAGATGTATATAGATGAGATGAGTTACGCTCAGGTCAGGGATATAGCCATGGCTTCTATATCTGAGAACGGTAAGGCTCAGATGCAATTAGAGGGAAGATATATGGCTAGAACGAATCCTGACTTATTTAATGTTCAAAGCACCTCAGATTTCCTTAAAGGGTATATTGATGATTTCAGTGTCAAGGAAGAATCCATACGAGCCAAGCTAAAGGGCGTTGGCAATGACAAGGCCAAGAGGGCTAAGTTGGAGTCGGAGCTGGCGGATATTATCAAGCAGAGAAATGATTTCGTGGAGGAGGCCGAGGGCGTTATCGGTAGCAACTACAGCCCGGAGCGAGCCGGCATGTTCATGGTACGACAGCAGTTCCTTCGTGGCGTCGGGCTGAGATGGTCTTATAATAACTCATACGAGACGTTGGGTGTTGATGATTATTATTTCAAGGCCAATCAACAGATGATGGAGAAAGCAGCGTTGATGAGAGCCAGCAAATTGGGTAGGTCGGAGAATGGGGGTGACGGAGGTGATAACACGACCGGTCCTACCGTGGTTACTAAGAGCGCCAATCTTGAAAATGTGAATATAAGCGATGAGTTCATGAACGGGTTTATAGCCAATGAGAGGGCGGTAACTACCGGCATGGGTAATTTTGTTAAGTCACTGTCAGATGACGCTAGAAGGAAGATCGACGCATGGGCGTCTGATCCTGAGAATAGTAACGTGGTCAAGGATATGGATAACGATCAGGTTATCATGGCTTATTTCAAGGCCAATGGAGGGTCAAGGAACGAGTTGCTTGATTACAATGGTCAGGATAGTTACCTGAAGCTTCTTGGGTTAAATACTCAAAGAGGGAAGTATAATAAGATCAATGATGGATTCAATAAGGCGGAGAACGCTGTTTTGGATGGCGTTGACGCTATAGTCGAGAAAGAGGCTAAATCTTTTGGTGGATCAGGCATAGATGTTAGTTACGGATTTGGGACATTTAATCTTGAAGATATCAACAGCAATGGTGATAAGGTTTTTGATATAGATGGGATAAATGATATAACATTGAATGATTGGGCTAAGCTGTCCGCTTATAGCTCTTTGCTAAATGATAATATAAACGTCGTTAATAGTAGCATTCAAGGAGAAGCTCCATATGTGTCGGTGGATTCAGGTCAGTCAAGTATTCTTTTGGATCGTGTAAATAATCTTATGGGAACATCTTTTTCTCTTGATGATATTGAGTCTATAATGTCTCTTGCCGTATCTGGGGCTAACAAGAATAGGCATATCGAGGAAATAAAAGACAGGTTTGCTGGTGATAATAGAGCGATCGCTGTCGCTACCGCTATATATGACGAGGCGCATAAAGAGAGAAATGATTTATTAAGACATAAATGGAGTCGTGGAGATTTAGGCAGGATCGCTGATGACGCTAAGCGCGCTGGCGAGGATTACTTGAGACAATATCGTCATGAGTATGCCGAGCGTGAGTATATCTTCTCCGGCGATTATCCGTCTAAAAGCCAAGCCGAGTATGATTATATAAAGATTAGTGACCTGTTCACCCGTGGTGGCGGTTTTATCCCCAAGGATAAGGATAATGCCAATACGAAGATAACGTTTACCATATCCCCTATAGGTGATGGTAATTATCAGATCATTGGCAATAATGGAGGTGATGGTCGATCTGTTGTTGAGGTAAGCGAGGCTGATCTGGCTGCGAATGGACTTACTTTCTACAAAGAGGATGTAAGCATCCCGTCCGAGACCTATGATTCCGGTGTCGTACCCATATCTTTCGCCAGCTCAAGCAACAACGCTTATGGGAAGATGGCTAAGTCATTGTTGGTAGCTCCATTCGCTTACGCTAGCGGGGCCAAGGACACGGTAATGCCTTATATAGATATGTTTACGAATATAAATGACGGTAATATCAGGAAGAATCAGATGATGATCGCTACTGACGTGTTGTTCGATAACGCTTCTATGTACGAGTTAAGGGCTTCCGGATATAAGTATAATAATGGTTCCTCTGGGATAAATGTTGATATATATAGCAAAGGAGAGGCGAGAGAAGGTAATACCCCGTTATACTCAATTGATCTGGATGGTGTTAATTATGCTGATGAGGTGGCTAGAAAGATTGACTTCTGTCCTCAGTATTATTTGGTCATGGCATGGCAACAGATACTTAGCAAGGAGAATGAGGTGTATTGGAGGAGCGAGGGAAGATCTACTACTGATGATTTCGAGAGCTTCATCTCGCCCATAGCTGATATGATTGATCAGGAGATAAGAAATAGGAATAACGGAAATAGTGGAAATAATGGAAACAATGGAAATCTATAATAATACCTCTAATGGAAAGGATCTTGCCGAGAAGTACAGATATCCTACCATAAACGTAGATAATATAAAGGCTATTGGTACGGATCCCTATGATATACCGGATCGTGACCTGCCTCCGGTATTGGATCCGTATTCCGCTTCCGAGAGATCAAAGTCCCAGATACCGTCATTGTCGGAGAGGATCAAGAATACTGTTAAGACAAATTATTATGATGATATGAAACATATGTCCCCATTAGGATATATGGCTTCTGATCAAAGCTATAAGGGCAGGTTTAATCTTACTGGTCCGGAGATATCGTTGGAGGATTCAAGGTATCGACTTAGTAGCGGTACTTGGATACCTAAATACGAGTCTTATATCCCCGGTGTAGATAACGACACACGTTTATCTAGGAGTCAAGGTAGGACTGAGAAATGGATGAGAGGTTTGGGGAAATTTGTAGGTAAGACTGCCCTATACGGATTAGGCGGCGTTATCCAGCCTTTTTATGGTATTTACGCCGGTGTATCCAGAGGTAATTTTAACGCTGTTTTTGATAACGATTTCACTAGGTGGTTGGATGATCAGGATAAGAAGATGGATTACGGCTTAGCTCATTATTACAATCGTGAGGAGCGGGATATGAATTTCCTTCAAAGCATGACCACGACTAATTTCTGGTCTAACGATTTCTTATCCGGTCTTGCTTTTACTGCTGGAGCCATTTTATCGTCAGCCGTATATTCCGGCGCTGGATTGATGAACTTAGCTCGTACGGGAGCTAGGGCAGGCGTGGCATTGGCTAGGATAGGCAAGGCGGCTTCGGATACCAAGAAAGCGTTCGGCGCTTACCTCAGGGCCGCCCGTATAGGACAGAGGGTAGGCAAGGGACTGGACACCGCCGCCTTCCTTGGCACGTCCACCGCATGGGAGGCATCTGTCGAGGCCAGAAGTATGCTGATGGAGGCTGAGGAGAATTTCAGGCAGTCTTACCGTAACGCTTATGGAAGGGAAGTCCCATATGAGGAGCTTATGAAGTTCAGGGCTGACAATGCCAATGCCGCTAACGCCGTATTTGCCGCCAACGTCGGCATATTGTCATTATCCAATATAGCTATGTTCGGCGATATGTTCGGCATGGATCTTGGCGTGGATAAGTTCATAAAACGCAATATATTTGGTGTAGGGGCTGAGAGGATGGATAACGGTATGTTAAGAGCCATAACACCAAAGAAATGGCAGAAGGTAGCCGGAAATACGTTCAATATCATCAAGCGCCCAGTGTCAGAGGGTCTTTATGAGGAAGGCCTTCAGGGAGTGGCTAGCAAGTCCGCCGAGGATTGGGTAGAATCAAGATACAATCCTATGGCCATCCGTCAGAACATAGGCTATATGGAGGCTATAAAGAACGGGTTCAAGGAAACATACGGGTCTAGCCAAGGCTGGAAGGAGATTGGTATAGGTATGATCATCGGATCGGTTATGGGTGGAAAGACCATTGGAGGTATAAAGGAATGGAGCCAAGACATGTCCCGTAACAAGGGAATGGTGGAGGCCTACAACGCCAATGCCGGTGCCTTGACTACCGCCGCTGTCCGTGCTATTCGTGGAAGTATGGCTCTTAACGCTCAATTATCCGGCGTAGATACATCGTACGAGAGTGATGGTAGGATTATAAACAAGGATTTTAGTGACGCCGTATTCAATCGTCTCCGCTATGATTCGGAGATGGGGATGTTGGATGATACCAAGGAGAATTTTAGGGCGGTAGTCGAATCTATACCTAATAGCGATATAGCGTCCGATATGAATATGACGGATGAGCAGGTCAATGAGTATAAAGCCGATCTTGTCAACGAGTTTAATAAGAAGGTGGATAATTTCATTATGGCCAACAGATTCGCCGACTCCCTTACCGATGGTATATCCAATAGGTCGTTTAACGCCTATATCTCCAATATGGCTTATAATGGTCTTGAGGCGAAGGATAATTTGAACGATATTGCCAATCAGTTAAGAAGGATATACAATACGGATATAGGCCCCGCTCTTGATATATATTCTCGTCTTAATCCTGATTCGAGCAGGGATCTTGAAGAACTCAGGAAACTTACGGATGATATACAGAGGATGGAGAAGAATATCTTGAGGCTTCAACAAAGTGTCGCGTCGAAGGACGCTCTTGAATCTGATAAGGCTAAGTTGGTCAAGGAGAATGATAGGCTTCTTAAATTAACAGAGGATAGGATCGCATTGGAGAGGAAATTAACTACGTTAATTAACTCAGAGGCTGATATATCTAAGTTGTTCTTAAATAGAAATGATTCAAGGATCAGTGCCGCTGATCTTATGGCGGCTTATGATACTATAGCTGATTTTGAGAACGTCGTATCTATCCGTGGGGTTGATAATTATAAGGAGGCTATGGCATTGCTTAGTGAGTATCGTCATAATCTTGTGGCTTATAAGAATATAAACGAGTCTCTTCGTCGTATGCGTGACAGAAGATTCATCCGGGCGCAGGAGCGCGGGTTCATGAAGATATTATCGAACGTATGGGGTAAGACTTATGAGGAGGATGATAGCAAGTATGATTTCAGGAATACTGATAATCCTGATGCCAATGATCTTTACGCCAACGACCAAGCTATAGACAAGGCTTACCAAGATGGTCTTATAGGAGAGGATGAGGCATTTATGTTCAAGACATATAATCATATGATAGCCAGATCTATGGAGAACGAGATTAAGACCGATGAAGGTAATATAGTCGAGAGGGTTCCTGATGATGAGGATATCATAAATCCTTCTGACGATAGAATCAATAATATAGCTATAAAGATATGGAACGGTAATGAGGATGTCTTATCTCCTAGGGAGAGACAGATATATGATAATAACAAGACTCGTGTCGATAGTCTAGTTAACGGGTTTGGGGATAATCCTATTTCAAGGATCAATAAGGCTAGATCGATAATAGATAGATTGAAGATCCATGATAATATTTATGATAATATCAAGGACGCTGTTGATGATATTGTAGATATGAATATCAATGGTCTTGATCAGGATCAGATCAAAGAAGCTATAAAGACTTATAATGATCTTATGAATGAGGCTGACAATGGCAATGAGATTGATCAGGATAAGCTTAATGAGGCTATTGATATTATCAATAATTATTCCGATGGACCTTTTCTTCAATTCGTGGAATGGATGAGGTTGTATGATAACGGAAGTATAGCTGTCAAGGATTACGATAAATCCATACCTATGGGTGATGTCCTCACAGAGAGCGAACCCGGGACATCCACCGGCAGGACGGAAGTTAACGCCGCCCAGAATCCGGTGGTGTTGATGGCTCAGAAGAGAGAGATCGGTGGGGTTATGTATTATGAAGTTGGCGGAATGAGACTTGACAGGTTTATGGACAGTCTTGGGCTTAAAAGATCTGATGCCACTGATACTGATAATGGAAGGGTGATGGATTTCACCAACGGAACCGACATATTTACTGTTATAGAGTCGAATAACCACTCAAGATGGATGATTAGCGAGGATGACGCTCAGGCTTTCGAGAACGCTACCGGTGTCATATTGGGGCGGCAAACCGCCTTGTCGACCTCCATCTGGTTTATGGTGTATCGCAAGGGGCAGGATGGATCTATTGTCCCTTATTATACGGGTGATACGTTTGGATCTAACAACGAGTCGGTGAATCAGGAAGCAACGGCTAGCCTCCGCAAGGGTGATATGGTAAGGTTTAAGATGGATATGTTAGATCCATATACCAAGGAATTGTATGATAAATACAATAGCCTTAACGCCGTTGACCCTAATTCTGATGAGACTAAGTCGGCTTACCGAGAGCTGGTTGATAATATGGTTATTAAGATCGTGGATGGTGATGGTAATTTTGTCTCGGTGCTAAAAGCCAATGATCCAGACTCAAAAGGGAGTAACGCTGATTTAAGGAGTATGGCCTTTGAGTTGTATAGGGATAATGTAGGATCCGTCGCGGGTGAGATTGATATACCGTTCGTAGGCACAGTCACCAGTGTTTTGCCGGGAAGACCTAATTTTAGCATAAGTGATGATAATGGGACGTTGATGGTATCCGAGAATGACTTTACCAACGAGACGGCTGGTAAGGTCGAGAGCGTAGGATATATAGAGAATGGGGAGGTTACGATGAGGGATGATATTAAGTATAATATATTCCCGTTCTGTACGGCTATCGTCAGGGACAAGTATGGTGATTATAAAAATTCACGTATTCCGGTCGTAGCTATAAAGACAGGAAATGGAAGAAATTACCTGTACCCCGTAAGATTGAAAAATCAGGATATATCTTCATTTTCATCCATGATCGAATCGATGGCTGATAGGATTACGGAGGGTCTAGGCGGAGGCGTAAGTATTGATGATATAATGGATCTTAATAACGCTATAGCCAGATCCGGGTTGGATAATAAGACATATATGATTCCGCTGGCGGGAGATGTGGATGTTATCAAAGGCCGGCTTGAAGCTGTCAAGGAAGCGGTTAGCAGGATGCCTATGACCGCTGATGTAAGAGGATGGATAGGTGATTCCAGAACTAAGGAGGATATTTTGATGAATGACGTTACGATCAACATTGATCTTAATAACGATCCTTTCATAGCTCCTAAGTTCAGGATGAGTATTAGGAGGGATGAGACGTTCTTCGAGGATACGGAGACCCCGTTCGTCAACCCGTCCAGCTCCCAATCGGGTTCCGCTTCGCCTACGAAGGCGGCCGAGGACAAGTCTTTGGTTTCCGACGGAAATGTCGTATCTGGAGAAAAAGAGGCGGAGGATCCTTGCTAGATAAAATATCTTGACTTATCTTTGCGGTGTCAGTCCATCACCTGACGAGTAAGATATTTAAAAGTTGGTCCCTGTCGGGTGTGTGATGGCCCCGGTGGGGACTCTTTATATTATGCAATTAGATGCCTTTTTACATCGGAAGATCATGCAAGACCTACGCATCCAGCGAGTAAAGGTCTTGATGATGTTATACACCAGTAACTATTTTGTCGATGTCAGACAAAAGCAGTTACTTGATCATACATACTCATTAAGCAGGGATCAGGCTTTTGATTATATGACTGAGTTCAATAAAAGGCTTAGTGATAAGGTTGGTATAGAATGTACGATGGATATTCTTCTGCCTACCGATGATGATAACGCTAATATCATAATCGAGTACAATGGCATCATTAAGAAGTTGATGAGGGAAGCCGAGAAGCTGGAACTTGATACTGATGCTATCAAAGCCATGATGCGTGATCTTCTTGATGAGTTGAAGGATGATATTGATCTTAATATCCTGATATTTGACGTAAGCCAGTTGCTTATAAAATACAATCTATTTAGGTTGGAGGCTATAACCGAGCAGGAGTTCAAGAACTCTTTTGTCAGGATGGATAGTAGGAATATGGAGATAAAGAAACTAACTTTATCTGATATCAAGAAGGTGGTGGAGATGATAGAGGATAGATATAGCTATGCTCTATATATGACAGAGGAATGTGACTGATTACATTTTTTGTAAAAATATCTCCTGTTTGTTTGCTGTTTTAAAATAAGTGTCTATATTTGCGGTGTCTATCCGTTGCTAGACCAGAAGAAGATATTAATATCGCTTAGGCGTAGGCGATAAATGAGAGTCATCAGTGGAGTAACGGACGCTGGTGGCTCTCGTTGTTTTTATATTATGGATAATAATTTAAAATTGTTTGAGAATCCTGATTTTGGGGATGTGAGAGTATTGTTGGATGAGAAGCATGAACCATGGTTTGTAGGTAATGATGTAGCTAAATGTTTAGGGTATGCAGATCCTAGGGATGCTGTAAGAAGGTTGGTAGATGATGAGGATTGTAAAATGCTGAGATTGTCAGAAGATAGGGAGGCCTACGATTCCACCCCTATTCACAATCAATATGTTAGCCAGATAAAGATTATCAATGAGTCTGGTATGTATACTTTAATTATGTCATCTAAGAAGGAGTTCGCCAAGAAATTTAAAAGATGGGTAACATTGGAGGTTCTTCCTTCTATTAGAAAAACAGGTTCTTATTCTATGCCATCTAACAATATGCCATCAAAGAATGAACTTCCATCTGATTATATAGAGGCATTAGAGGCTTTGCTTAAATCGGAAAAGGAGAAGCGTGCGTTAGCTGAGGCGAAGAAAGCGGCAGAGGAAGCCAAAAGGATATCTGATAATATCATTAAAGAACAAGCTCCTATGGTTGAGTTTGCTAAGACGGCCGAAATAGCTCAAGAGACAGATATGTTGATTAGGGAGGTTCGGGAAAAGTTAGAGGCTCATGGTTATGATATAGCGGAGAAGAATCTCCGGATATTGCTTGAGGATAATAAGTTCTTCGCCAAAACCGGTAAAAGATGGTTGTTATCCCAAAGGGTGATAGATCGTGGTTACGCTCGTTACAGATATCGTGATGACGATGAGTTTTATGGAACTAACACTGTTTATGTAACTCCCAAAGGATTCCAGTGGATCGTGTCTAAGATATCCGGAGAATGGATGTCTAGGTTCTTGGAATTAAAGGGTAGGGTTCTCAATAGATCAGATAAAGATATTTTCGCTAAACGATAAACTCCATTTTTATAATTTAGGATTGAGCTTTTGCCTGTCCGTGAGGATCGGCAAAATGATTTGTACTTTTCAGTAGAAACATAAGGTTTGTTATTATGTTGTTATTTAGTATCCCGTCCGCTCGTGAGAGTAGATGGGATTTTATATCTTTGTAACAAAACGATTTAGTAATGGGCAGATCTTGTTATGTTATAAAAAATAAGGAGGGTAGGGTAGATAATGTCCTTGCCCCTAATAACCAACCATCCGGATTATACCAAAGGGCGATGGAGGTGCTTGGCGACCAGAAGCAGGCCTTATCGGTCTGGGGTACGGCCTACTCCCCCGACTTCGTGTCCTTCTTTGGCGACTGGATGTCCATGCCATCAGAATATGATTTGGATAGTAATGGGGAACCTAGGTATGATGATGTTATGTCATTTATCAAGCGAAAGAACTATTTCGCCGGCAATTTCATGGCCGATGAGGTTAAGGATATCAATAACACCCTTACTTCCTTGGGGGTTGATAATATCAATGATCTTAATGATATGATTGTATCTAATTTCCTCTCAGGCGGTGATATATTCCTCAATAGATACAATCTTGATAGGTCCGGGATGTATGACGCTGATGAGATTGATAATATCATGACCAACAGATCAGCGTATGAGCGGGTAAGGGATATGATGAGGAGGATTGTCGATTTTATGTCTGACGGGGATCTTAATGAGAAGGATATGTATTTCCTGTCCTCCGAGTCAGGTCTTGGTGATGATTATATGATATATGAGGATACATATGACTCGTTAGGAAAGAGAAGGGGCTTGAATCCAATAGAGGTAAGGGATACGATCATGAAGGCGGTAGGCGGTATCAGTGACCGCCGGGAGTTCGATCAGGCTTTCGCCTCCATCCCATACCCTTCCTTGGCACTCCGGTATCAGGAGGATCAGGATTACGCAGATCGGATGTATGACACGTATCGTAATATGACCCGTATGGAGGTTCGGAGTCAGGACGGAAATACGATTACCGACTCGTACTTCAATAGTACCACACCGTATATCAGTATGCCTAAGGATATGAAGGGTCTAAGGGATAAGGTTGGGGAGATAATCGATATGGATGATTTTAAGGACATCAAGGACGTTGCCGGACGTCTGCATGACATAGCCATGGATCTTGCCGACATGGGCGTGGATATAAGCGAGGCGATCAGCGATGAGATGGTTATATCCAGACCTGAGGATATCCGTGATCTTATGGCGTCGCTGGACGTCATGTTGTCTTCCATACAGGCCGGCAATTCGGTATACGATAGCTTTATCTCCGATCTTGATAGGATAACAGGAAAAGGGAATCCGATATACGAGGTTCAGGATACTTATTCTACTGGGGATAGGATGGTGTATGTAAGGTCCGGGAATACATCCCCTTCCGATATGTATGATAGGAGCATGTTGTATATGGGTAGGAATACGTACCATAACACGGCTCCGATAACCGACACCGATCAGGCCTATGAGATGTTGGCCGATATCGGGATAGAGCGGCCCTCGTACTTGCCGGCTGGCGTGATTCCCGCCGGGGCTTCCCGTTCTGATATTGGTGTGGTCAAGGATAACATAAAGAAGCTAGTTATGTCCAACATCTCATCCTCGAATACCGAGAACATGATCCTTACCAGATTAATATACCAACATCCCGTGACTCCTGAGATGGATGATGTCGATATTGATCGAGAGTTCAGGAGATACGAGGCTAGGCAGGGAAAGGATCGGGATTTTATCAAATCCTGTACCTCGTTGAGGAAGATCCAGATCAAGGAAAGGTTAAAAAAATCGGATTTATATAATAATGTCTTACGTTTCCTTGATTTTAATGGATTTTATAATGTATCTTTGAACCACCATGACAGAGGTACGTTAAAAAGCATGGAGATGTCGTTGCCGGAAGGTCAGGTAAGGGATCTTCTGTTTGACGTGGCTATCGAGTCCGGTGACAGTAGCATGAGAAACCTTTTCTATCTGGATGGTCAGGATAGGATGATGGATGTCGGGTTTTACAGGTATCTGTACCAAAGGAATCCGGGCCTGCTCCGGGAGGTCAACGGCGGCGTCGAGGCGAGACCGGACGGTTCGTTCTTGGCTCGTGGGAGGTATGATGATTTCGTGTCATTCCAATCCGGTTTATATGAGAAGGTAGGTGAGACGGTTGATGGTGCGATATACAGGTTCGTTGATGATCTTATATACTCCGATCCATCATCATATCAAGAAAACATGGTACGAAGGATGGGTGACGTTACGGTAAGGAGTGACGATAACCGCCTGTCAAGGATAGAGGATGATCCCTCATCCAGTAAGATAGTTAATGAATACACTGCTAATACAAATAAGTTGATGCGAGATTTTTCGTGTAGTTAATCTCTCTTTGACGTCGTGAGACGTTTTCTTTCGAGCATTGAAACATTGAATTTATGGATTTGCATGAATCCGGGTCGTAGTGATACGTTCCGGATTTTTTGTCTTGTATCGGTTCTTATTAATCCCATTTACAAGACATTAAGTACTTTGATGATGACACATATCACGATCTTAGGGCTGTTAATTTTTGAACTTTGTAACGCCCGCCATCAGGTGGGGTTATTATTAATTCAAAAATAAATAGACATAGGTACAAGTGGAGACAAAATCGTTTTGTTAGACGGTATGGGTTCCGGTAGTGGAAGCGCCACTAACGGTTTATTATCTATGATTCCGGGTATGTTCGCCAATTTGATAGGCGGAAATAAGATGGATCCGAACTTGGTAGCGGCTTTGATGAACGGTCGTAACAACCAAGACGGTTTCGGCGGGGCTAACGGTTGGTGGTTGTGGATCATCGTCCTGTTCTGGTTATGGGGTGGCCGTGGCTTTGGCAATGGTTTTGGCAATGGTAATGAGTGTTGCGCTAATGGTCTTCCAGCTCAATTGAATAACGACTATGGTCGTGAGTTACTGATGCAGGCTATCCAAGGTAACAGAAGCGCTATCGATCAGATCGCTAACGCCTTGAACTGTACTACCACTCAATTGCAAAGCGCTATCTGTAACGTACAAGGCGCTATCGATAAGGTAGCTGGTCAGGTAGGTATGACCTCTCAGGCTGTTATTAACGCCGTACAGCAACAAGGTTGTGAGATCGGTAATCAAATTAGCTCTTGCTGCTGCAATTTGAGTTCTTTGATCAACCAAAGCACTTGCCAGACTCAGCAGATGATCAACAATCAAGGTTATGAGAATCGTCTTGAGACATTGAATCAGACTAACACGTTACAAAACACTATTAATCAAGGATTGACGAACAATCGTGAGCAAGCCACGAGTCGGTTCAATATCTTGAGCGCTAAGATTGATGCTCAAACAACCTTGATTAATGATAAATTCTGTCAATTGGAAATGCGTGAGATGCAGAATACGATCAATCAGTTGCGTGATGAAAGGTCGGCTTACCAAGCCTCCGCGTTGACTCAGCAACAGACACAGAATTTGATCAACCAGTTGAGACCTACCCCTGTGCCGGCTTATCCTTCATGCTCTCCTTACCAGACTTATGGATGGGGTCAGGCATTTTATGGAGGTAATTGCGGATGTGGGTGCAACAATGGATGCTGCAACAACGGAAACGCCGCTATTTAACTCTATAAAGGAAGGAGGCTATTATGGCTTGTGTTTCTAAAATAGGGTCTCTTTATGAGTTGGTCACGAAGAACGTGGTAGTGACTACTACCAACACCATCTTCGGCATCAACCCAAGGATATGGCTGTCCTTGCCATGCGAGGGCCTTCTGCTGCTGAAAATCCGGCAGGTGGTTCCGACAACAGGCGAGACATTGCCAGTACAGATAGCTATTCCAGCGAACAGCACCGTATCCACGGTAGGTGATGACACATGCTGCCCGGTAACCGGCGTGGCTGTGGTGAATCCGATCAACGTGGCTGTGACCGGAGCGGCTATGGTTAACAACACCGAACGCCTTGTTTATTTCAACAAGGTAAGGGGTGTATTGAGGCTCATGGATTGCTGTGTGCCTACAACTTCCGCCTCGGCGTCGGAGACGACTGTTGATGAGGAATAGGTTAGATTGGATGTCTAATGGGAGGGTATTCCCTCCCGCTTAAAAATCGAGATATGTTTAGAGACTTAAAGAAAGGATTTCAAGTATATACGCTGGATACGTCCGATGTTCCGGTGTTCAGGATGGGGAATGTGGTTAACGTGTCCGAGCCTAGGTTCCAGCAACCCCAGATGGGTCAGATGGGGCAATATCAGCAACTACAGGATAGGGTGATAGACCTTACCGTGGAGATAAACGGGTCTTCCATGACCTATGTCGTACCGGAGAGCAGGGATGTCGCTATGTCCAATAACATAACTTTGGCCTGCTCGGTCGATCCGATCATGAACCAGCTTAACGCCGCTAAGAGAACCAGCTCCGATATTCTCGATAGTATCGATAAGCATAGGAGGACGCTAGAGGCTTGTGATTCGATCCTTGAGGAAATCAATCCGGCTTTTAAGCAGACTAAGGATCAAGACCGGAAGATCAAGAATCTTGAGGAGAAAGTCGATAGGATGGGATCCTCTTTCGATGAGCTAAAAGAGTTGTTAATTAAAAAATTAGGTTAAAATGAGAGTTATAGATTTAGGCGGCGGTCACGATGAGGACTACAATGACGAGATCTACGATCGTAGAGGCGGCCGTGGACGTAGCAGACGTTCGGATGGGACTTACATGGGTTATGGTGGCGGAATATACGACCATTATGGCAAGGAGCATGACGGTAGGATGGATGAGCTAGAACGCCGTGAGCGTGATCTTGAAAGACGTGAGAGGGAGCTGGAACGTGACGAGCGTGAGCTTGAGAAACGTGAAAGACTCCATGAACGTGAGGACGAGATGTATCGCAGGGGATGGTTCGGTGAGCGCGGCATCCGTGACGAGTACGAAGGTACCGAACCGTATATGCGCAGGGGACGCAGGAGTCGTTACTACTGAGGAGCAGACGCCGATGACCCGGATTATAAGCGGTATATAGACACCCATGGATATCACTTTTCCAAGGAGCTGGCTAGGGAAGCCGCTGACAAGATGCTTAACGCCGACGGATCCAAGAGAAGATGGACGATGGAGGACGCTAAGCAGATGTTCGATAAATGCGGGGCCAAGAAACCTGATAACGCCACTTGGGGAGATATCCAATATCTGTTCGCTATGTTCTATAGCGATTACTTTCCTAAGGTATTGGATTGCGACCAGAAAATAGTCAAGGCTGTCCTGGCTTATCTGGAAGACCCTGACGCCCCGGAAGGGACGGCGTTCGTAAGGTATCTGGCGGTGCGGTGCTTCGTCGGTGACACAATCAAATGGAGTGATATGATTTAGGTTTGATACAACGTTGGAGAACCCTGTCGGCAATAGAATACCGATAGGGTTTCTTTTTGATCGTAGCCTTATTATGATTACATTTGTTCGAGGTAGATCTTTTTGTCATGGTAGGGTGGGCGGGAATGAAAAAAGGCATCCTCACGGACACCCTTTCCCTTTGGTTGAAAATCACTTAAAACATTATGAGTTACTACACCGCAAATATAGATAATTAAATACAAACTGCAATGGGTAAGGGGTATTATTGGATAGATCCCGTGGATCAGACGTTAAATGATTTCCAGTTTTATAAGGCACGTATCGTAGGCGATCCTGAATATGACGAGAGACATCATCGAGTTATATTGAGAACTGATAAGTATTTCCCTGTCGGAAGTATCTTCCATGTCTTAAAAGACCCAGAGATGTTTGTTATAGAGAGGAAGTTTAAGACATGGGGGAATAAGTATGTCGTTAAGCCTTGTGAGGGTGAATGGGAATGGGAGTCTGTCCAGAAACTTAAAAACAAGGCTATTATATTCCGTAGCGGATTCCTGCATGGGGACGGCAGCTTCTAACACCTGCCCGCATCTACCCCCCCCTTCGATTTCTTTGGGTTGATACATATATCTATATTTGAAAAAAAATAATTGTAATATGGCAGATTTTCAAGGTAAATACAATGGCGAGCAGATAGAGCAGCTTTTGGATAAGGCTAATGATATTGATCTTACCAAATATGCTCTTAAGACGGATAATGCCCCTACCGCCACGAAATTACAGGCGGCTAGGACCATAGCGCTGTCCGGGGCTGTTACCGGTAGTGTCTCATCGGACTTCGGAAGCAACGTAACTATCTCCACGACATTGGCTAATTTTGATGCCTCTAAGATCGCGTCCGGAACCATCAGCATAGATAGGTTACCTAAGGCGGCTTTGGAGAGATTGATCGTGGTAGCTGATGATACGGCTAGATTCGCCCTTACCACCGCTACGGCTCAAAGTGGTGATACGGTAAAGGTCACGTCTACAGGTAAGATGTATCTGATAAAAGACGAGTCTAAATTGAACAGTGAGGATGGGTATGAGCCTTACACGGCCAGTCAGGCTTCCTCCGTGCCTTGGTCCGGGGTTACGGGCAAACCAAGTACCTTCACCCCTCCCACGTCCTCCGCTACCGTTCTTGGCGGTATTAAGGTAGGATATACGACTTCCGGGAAGAACTATAAGGTGCAACTGGATTCGTCCGGCAACGCTTACGTTAACGTTCCGTGGACGGATAATAACACAACATATAATGAAGCCACGGCCGACACCTTAGGATTGGTTAAGATCGGCTATGCTTCTAATGGAAAGAACTACGCTGTGCTTTTGGCTAATGGTAAGATGTACGTGAATGTCCCTTGGACTGATAATAACACGACTTATACCCAAGCTACAAGCGATAAATTGGGTCTTGTTAAGATCGGGTATTCGGCTAACGGGAAGAATTACCCGGTAGTTCTTGACGGAAACGGTAAGATGTATGTGAATGTCCCGTGGACGGATACCAACACGACATACACCAATATGGGAGCCGCTTCTGCCTCAGCGGCGGGAAAGGCCGGCTTGGTCCCCGCACCTGCCGCCGGAGCGCAAGCCAAGTATCTTCGTGGTGACGGGACATGGCAAACGCCTCCTAACACCACATATAGCAACATGGGCGGAGCGACGTCCTCAGCCGCAGGATCGGCGGGATTGGTACCCGCTCCGGCTGCCGGCAAGCAAACCTCTTTCCTTCGTGGTGATGGCACATGGGTGGTTCCGACAAATACCACATACGCTAAGGCTAATACCACGACCTTAGGATTGGTGATGATCGGATATCCGGAGAATGGCAAGAATTATCCGGTAGAGCTGGATAGTAGTGGTAAGATGTATGTCAATGTGCCTTGGACAGACACTAATACGACGTATAGTGTCGTAGGAGCTAATGGAACCACAGGATTGGTCAAGAACGGCAGTACCGTGACAAGCGCTTCCGGCTATACCGCCTGTCCTATTGTCGGTGGTATCCCCTATTATAAGGATACGAATACTACCTACGCCAATATGAAGGCGGCTACGGCCTCGGCGGCTGGTGCTGCGGGATTGGTACCGGCCCCAGCCGCTGGCAAGCAGGCATCTTTTCTTCGTGGTGATGGAACGTGGGTAGTGCCTACCAATACCACATACGGATTAGCCTCTACTACAGCTAACGGCTTATTGAGACAGCTTAATGGAAGCACATCCAGTTTCATGCGTGGAGATGGCACTTGGGCTACACCTCCTAACACGACATACGCCGTAGCCAACGAGTCTACTAACGGGTTGATGGCGGCGGCTGACAAGAAGACCATGAATAGGCTTATAGGAGTTAATACGGTCACGACATTAGCTAACCTGCCTATTAGCAAGAGAAGTATCACGGCTACGTTATCAGCCGCTACGACCTTATCCGTGGCTTCCGGCATGCAGATAGGGGAGGAATTGATGATCAGGTGCGTCCCGTCGGCGGCTTTCACCCAAGCGATACCCAACTCCGGGAATTATGTCAGCATGAGCGGAACTTCTATCACCACTACGGCTAACAAGCCTTTCGAGATAAATATCTGGTGTTACGCTTCAGGTAAGTATAGCATCGCCGTTAAAGAACAAGATTAATGATATAAGACATGAGCTACGTATATATAAACAGGGAAATATATCCCAATCAATTAGTTCAGGACGATCCGCTTGATGATAATTACGCTAAGGGCTATAGTTATGATGATTACATTAACGGGAATCCCGCCCCATGGATAGAACTTGGGGAGGAGCAACTGGCGTTCAAGGAGGCCAATCCTAAAGCTACGGTTAAGGAAATTATCGAGGCTAAATTGGATGACTCAAGGCTTCTTAATGAGGAGAAATCGGCTAAGTATGAGGAGATCAGGACTTATGAGAATAATAATCTTCATGAGTTTTTCTTGGATGACCAAAATATCTATATCCCTGAATATGATAGGCGTAACGCTTTGGCTGATGGGGCTATAGCTGGTAAGATAACGATCATGGGTCTGAAGTTTGATATGACGGAAGGCAAGATCTTGATCGGGATGATGGATAAGTATGATAATGACCTGATGTCGGCGTTAGGAGCCAAACAGAGGGAAGTAAGCTTAGCCATTACCGTAGAGCAGGTGAGGGCTATTGACGCTCAGTCCGGCTATCCAGATAAGGTAAATATCACCATGACTTATGTCCGGCAACAGGCAAAGGAGAAAGATGTCTCCGATCCTCAGAAAGTGGCTGTCAGATTCTCCAGAATGGTGGTTAATAACAAGACTATATCTTTATCCCCTAATGAGAAACTGGATGTTAAGGTTCTATTCCCTATATGGGGACAAGAAGGGGCGGAGTTCGGGTTGTCGGTGGATGCCGGATTCTGTCTCAGGGTGGTGAAGGACGATACGGATATCCTTTATGAGGTTATTCAGTCACATACGTTGTCAGCGGAATGGGAACCCGGACTAAATACGGCTTCCTTATACAAGGTCATTGATAAGGAGCATGCCGGGACCATAGGGGATCCTATCCCGTATTTCCCTCCAATGGAGATATTCAAGGATAAATATTACATCCAGAACGCTGATGTATATAAGTGTACTAGGGATAGCGGAACTCCTCTTAGTCATAATCTAAAGGACTTAGTAGGGTTGTATGTTGAGGTTGTACAGGGCTAGTCGTATCTACCCCCCCCTATATTTGGCTTGTGATATGATACAAGTTATTTTTGGCATAATAAAATGACATTTGTAAATATATTTAAGTATGGCATCACAAAAATTCGGTTTCGTAACCGTCGACCCGGTATCAGGATCAGGAGATCAGGCGGTTAATTTCTCCGGTGAGAAACACACCGGTCGTCTTCAACGCACTATCAACCTTACGGTCACCACGAACGGCGGGGCTAAGAAGGCGTTGGTAGTTAATCAGGCAGCGGCTGCTGAGGTGGTAAGATCAGACAGCCCTAACGCTTCCGTACAAAAGACAGGCGGTAATGTTACCATCACCGGTAAGTCTAACAGTACTAAGCTTACGTTCGCGGTCACGCCGGCTGAGGAGAACGGGCTTACGTTACAGCTCCCGGCTAACTACACGGCGGCTGGAAAGACTACGGCTAACGGAGCGGTTATCGCCGACGATCCCGGAGCCGCTGGCGAGTTCGTTTGGAGCATCACGATCTCGGACGTACCGGCCAACGTCACGATCGAGGAACTGACAGCTACATTGAAGGTAACTGCCGCTGGTGGCCAGATAGCCAACGTGACGGTAACGCAAGCCGCTGGAGACTCTACTATCGAGCTTGACAAGGAGACTATTAACTTGGATGTAAATGGTACTCAACAGACGGTTAACGTAACATCTAATGACAGCTGGACATGGGCGCAAGCTGCGGCTAGAACCGTATTGAGAATGATGGGACGATAATCAGTTTCTTTTCGCTTACTCAGACCCCGATCGACTTAAGCCGGTTGGGGTTCTCTTGTTTTATTATCTTTGTGAGTAGAAGATAACTAAAGGATATAATTATGAGTGATTTGAATGTTAATTGGAAGGACGGGGTAGGCGAGGTAACGGACCAGCCTCTGACCGTCAGTCCGGGGTCCGGGGCCGGAAACGCCTCCGTTTCCTTTGGCTCGGTGATGAACAACGGTCTTGATCGGACTCTTGAGCTGGAGATAACAACTCCAAAAGGTGTTAAGAAGACGCTCACGGTGAATCAGGAGGGATGCCGGCAGGCTTATATCACGAGCGACGGCAAACGATGGCTGACTAGCGACAATCGGGTGTATGGGGTTTTGAAAAGCGATGCTCCGTGCGAATGCATAGGTGATTGCCCTTGATATTTTGTTTTTACGAATTTTGTAATTACATTTGTGGCGCATGTCCATCACCATGCTTTTCGTCGCTAATTTATTATAAGGGATACCGGTCTGTGATGGGATCGGCATCCCTCTGTTTTTTAATATGGAGAAGATAAATGTTTTCGATGTTCAGGTTCCTGATGGGAGACAAATCCGTTGTATGTCGTATAATAAGGTTACTTATGTTTTGACTCATATGACCTACATGATGTGGCTGACACTAAGGTCATGAGCGAGTTCCTGCACCGAGAGGGTGGTCGTTATTGGACTACGATAGATGGCGTAAGGCAGTTGTATCGTAGGATTGAGTGCAAGATGTGTTTTGAGGTTATAGAAAAATTAAAAAAATTATGAGAGAGCAGGAATTTGATTTCGTGGTATATCCGTTGAAGTTGATTATCACGGTAGGATTGGATTACGAGACGTTATGTAACCGTTTCGAGAACATGGAGCCGGATCATAAGGGAGAATGGGGTGATAAGGATGATATGGATAAGGAAGCGTCTTTCGTGAATCTGGTAAGGGATAGGGACGATGATGGTAAATTCGCCATACTTTGGAATTTTTCAAGCGACGATGATATAATGATGAGAAATATATGTCATGAGTCGTTCCATATAGCCATGAGCGTGTGTCAGTTCTGTAATATGTCGCTTGGATTTAAGGTCGGGGAGGATGAACATGCGGCGTATATAGCCGGCTTCGCTGGTGATTGTGTTAGCGAGTTCATCAATAGTAAGAATACGGATTAAGCCATAAATTATATAAGGAACACAAGAATATCAGCCTCCGCTTATTTGTGGGGGCTTTTTGTTTATCTTTGTCAAAAACATGAAGTTATGTCGAGTTGCGTAATTAAAAGGAATAAGGAAGGTAAGATAACCCGTGTCTTGACCCCTTCCGGCGAGGTATCCACCTTGTTCGATAAGATAGCGGGTATAGCCGCCGTAAGTGACCTTAATAAGGCCGCTGAGGCTTATATGACTATTTATAACGATAAGTTCAGGTCTAAGTTCGGAGACTGGACGAGATCCGTGCCAAGAAATAAGGAGGCTGCCAGATCCATAAGCGCCAGACTTAGCGCCAGCGAGTGGGGGCAACTTATGTCAGCCAAGGTCCTGTCCGCCATAAGCGACATGGATGCCCCAGCGTTGGCCAGAAACCTTGGGAATAGCGACAGTGTCGTGGCTTATCTTACCTCCGGAGAGGTAGGTGATGTCAATGATATGGCTGTGGTAGATACATCCACGGTACAGGAGGTGGATCTGGATTCCATAAACGAGGATAATATTGGCGATACGATACTGAAAGAGGCGTCATGGGATGATATAAGGGCTATCAGGGAGAATATAGATATTAAGGAGACAGCCCGTATGTTATGGAAGGCCGTTGAAAGCGCTTTTACCGGGCAACGACCTAATATCAGGGTGAAGGGTGGAAATATAGATGGTGAGATCATATTTTCTGGTAATGTCTTGCCTTTAAATGATATCGAGAATTATACGCCTCCATTTTCAAGATTGGTATATGATTCCGGTGAGCCTCGCCTGTTCTTTAGATCGGATGATGGCAAGGTATATGATACTTACGCCAACGCCATAAAAGGCTCGTCCGGCGGGCGGATCGAGACCGGGTTCTTGGCCGGCAGTGTCGAGGAGAGCGACGTCCCGTCCGGCACGGCTGACATCTCCTTTGGCTCGTCCTCCATAACCCTTAACAACAGTGATTCGTTCATCCCGGTCCTTGGCATCAGCTCAGATTCTAATATAAGTACCCGTGGAGGGTTTGTCAATTACCTTATCAAGAAAGGTCTGTTGAGCGGGGAGCGTATAAGGTTAGGGGATAGGTATTATCTTACAGGGACCGGCAACTCTGATGGTCTTAAGATCTATAACGCTATGGACGCCTTGTCTAGACTAAGGAACAGGTTTGGTAGTATGTCTTCTGAGATGAACGTATTAGGCTCCATCGGTTTTGATACGGAGGTAAATAACGATCTTGATCTTATCACGACATCAGGGGAGAAGGTTACGGTAAGCAGATCGGAGATCAAGGGCATGTTAAGGCAAGGTAAGTTTGAGGAGCTTAACGATAAGTATGATGGGTTCATGGAGCTAGCCTTGTCGTTGATGATGGAGGATAACGCTTTGTACGGAAGCAATGTCCGTGGGGTTATCGAGAATGAGAAGGCGGAGGATCTCCAGAATAGGACTGATATCACCAATATCTTATCCACGTTAGGTATCCGTGTGATGGGTATGTCTGAGTATATGGATAAGTATAAGATGCGTAATGGTGTCGAGCCTTCGGCTAGGGCATTGTCCGATATGGCCAATGGGGTTATTGCCCTGGCTGAGGGAGCTACGGTAGAGGATCTTAATGAGGAGGTGGCTCATTTCTTGATCGATACTTACCGTAACCAACAGGAGATTGACGAGGTTCTGGACTCTGTTGTCGGCATGCCATTATGGAATCAATTCGCCGGTCGTTACTATGAGGTGTATGGGAAGGAATACCAAGGGGAGGAACTGGATCGGATGGTGAAGCGGGAGATCCTAGGTAAGACGTTGGCCCAGCGGTTCGTACCGGGCATGGAACAGGCGGTGGAGGATCTGGCCTCGTCCGAGGACGCCCAGCTCTCCTTGTTTGGCAGGATAATCCGGGCTATAAGGAATTTCTTCTCTACCCAAAGATCAGATTTGAATAAGGTTCTTGATAGGATAAAGGAGTCGGCGTTAGCTGATGATCCAAGCGCATTTGACGTGCTTCTGTTAAAGGATAGCGACCATCTCATGTACTCATTATCGGATGTTGATGTGGCTAATAAGTTGATCAAGAACGGTAGGTCATTGGAAAGACTATATACCAGATTGCAGAGGATGAGGTCAAGCCAAAGCCAGAGGATCGGTGAGAGTATCTCCCTTCTACGTGATATAGGCGAGAAGGTAAGACAAGTCGGGGGTGAGCTAAATAAGAATAACAACCTATTATCCACCAAGAGCGTCATAGCGACCGCCAAGGCTGAGGTGGAGTATTTGGTCACTGTCGCCAGTAGCCTACGTAAGAGCGGAAAAGGATTGGATTATGAGACGATACAGGTTATCGATAACGTATATGGGGAGATAGTTCCTCTGATCAGGAACCTTCGTGGATTCGTCAATAATCAGGCGGCTGATTATTATGGCAGCAATAAGGTTGGCATGGTAGAGGATATGGATGATATATTACGTATGGCTGAGACATCCATGTCTGATATAAATGCTCTTCGAAGTGATCGTAATGAGGACTGGCTGGATGGACAGCTCAGGATGTTTAATATCTCGGAAAGATATTGGAATGGGATAAAGAAGTTGATAAATAACATCCATAAGGATATCAATGTCATGTCCCGGTTCTTTGGTACGCTGGAGCATAGTGGTAACGCTATTTTAGGTATGTTAGGCCAACGTCTAGCAAAGGCCCATAGTGAAGCCCATATCGAAGGTATATCTAATATCAATAAGATGACTAGGATGATGAAAGAGCGTGGATGGGGGATAAAGGATAATGAGGATCTTATACAGAAGATAAATGGGAAGAACTCGGATTACCTTGACTCGTCCCGTGATTTCGCCAAATACGATTTACTATACAGGACCGAGCAGGCTAAGGCTATTATCGATATATATGATCTTAAGAATGTTACGGGTAAGACCGAGAAACAACTTATCGACCTTCTTCTATCCGATAGAGGCCTTAAGGTGAAGACCCGTGACGACATAGTAGGATATGACGGGGATAAGCCTATCACTAAGGAGGTATATCATATATTCAAGCCTACCATCCAGAATTTCGATATCTCGGACATGACGTTCGAGGATCAGCAACGGTATCTGGATACGATAAATAAGTGGTTGGATGAGAACCGGGAGAAACCTATGGTGCAGGCTTATTACGATAAGATCGAGAAAGTCAATAAGAAGGTCGAGGAAAGACTGGGTCGTAGGGTATCGCAAGCTACGTCCGATTTCATGACCCGTATCCGCAGGAGCCGGTATGTGGCTATGGATAAGTTCGTGAGGAACGGGAAGGTCGATTGGAAGGCGTTTCAATCCGATCCTATAGCTTGGAGATCTTATCTGGATATTTTACGTGATAGGGCTATAGCCAAGAGCGAGTGGTATTCCGATGGGACACCAAAGGAAGAGGGATCCGAGGCTCTGATGATGTCCGAGGAGATCAAGGCATGGGACGAGGCGTGGGCCGAGGAGTTCGGGAATACCAACGAGGGTCGTAAGGCTTCCGCCGAGTTCAAGGAGATACTTCGTGGGATAGAGCGGTCCGAGGGCGGTAAGGCGGCGTTCGAGTTCCTGCTGGCCGGTGGTCATCTTGGTTTCTCCAAGGATATGTGGGGATCCGAGGAGGGTGATTATTACGAGAATCTTGTTGATAAGATCACGGAGCAATCTGTATCATCATCAAGAATAGAGAAGGTAGAGGAGGCGATGGCGACAATAAACGAGATCAATGACCAGCTAAGGCCTTTGCTTATCCAGTACCGGGATAGCACGAGATACGGGGAATATGATTTCGACAGGCTGCGCGGGTCGGCGTCGCTAAGGAAGATAAACGAGTTGTATGATCGTCTGGCAGAAGCTAAGAGCGTCATTAATGCCGCCGCTTCCGCTGAGGATATTGAGATGGATATGCCTGATACGGTGGAGAGTGGAGTCACGGATTCTTACCGTAACGCTTTAAGGGATGCCATGGCATACGACAAGGGTATGGATGAGATTAAATTCGCCAAGGAACATATGTCTGCCCGCTCCCGGAGTCAGGTGGATAGGATGGCCGCCAAGTTATCTCGGAAAAACCCGTCATGGACGACCGTGGAGGTATCGTTTTTGAGAAGGAAATACGGTCCTGACTTCAATAATAAGCTAGCTAACGACATAGCGATGGGTAAGACTGATAAGATCCTTGTCGAGTACGCCAGAACCCGGTTGTATCCTTATATGAGGAAATATTCTCCCAAAGGGTATTCTGATTTCATCAGAAAGATAAATAACGGTATATATAAGGTATCCGAGTTCTTTGATGCCATGGAAAATGGTATATCAAAGGAAGAGAGCGTATCCCGTTTCGGGTTCGATATTAATATGATTGACTTATCGATCAATAACCAGTGGCTAGAAGAGGCCGATGCCGAGAGTTCTTTCCGTAATCCTAATTATAATCCCGATCTGGGTTATGGATATCATACGCCTAGGTTCGATAAGTACAAGAACGAGGCTTTCTTCAAGAAATACGGTATTACCAACGAGGGGGAGGAAGCTACGATCAATAAGGATAAGTGGGAGATGAGGAAGGAGCTGCTTAACATAAGCCGTAAGGCTATGGAGGATTATGATGAGCGGTTCAGGAACATCTACCAGATACCACAAATATCCAAGGGCGGCGTGGAGAGGATGGTGCAGGCCGGGGTTGACCCGAAGGCGGCCATCGGCAACGCCGTACGTGATATCGTTGGCGAGAGGGTGGATGACCCTATACATGGTCAGGGGCAAGACCTAGGAGGGATTGATGAGAACGATAACAAATATCGTATGATCCCCAAATACTATCTTAGTAAGTTGGAGAACGCCGATGACGTGTCCCATGACTTCGCCTACTCCTATTCCATGTTATCCTTACAAGCGACCTCTTACAAGTATAAGAGGGCGGCCTTGGATGATGTCATGGGATACAGGAACATGATGCTGGAGACGCAATACGACGGCGGTAAGAACCCAGAGGCCACTCACGCCTATAGAATGTTTCAGGACTGGGTTAACGCCAGTATCTATGATGTTAGGATAAATAATAAGCGGGCAGAATGGAATATAGGTAATTATAAGGTCGATCTTAATAAGCTGGCTCTTATGTTTACCAAATTCGTGTCCAAATCCAACCTAGGCTTCTCCCCGTTCGTGGCGGCTACCGGCGCCCTTACCGGACAGGCCAACTTCCTTTTGGAAGGTATGGTAGGGCAGTATATAAGCAAGGACTCCATGAAGTACGCCTATGGGGAAGCCCAGAAGCAGTTAAGTACGTACGTGTCGGAGATCGGGGATATAAACCGCACCAACAAGCTATATGTCGTTGGAGAGGCTCTAGGCGTGTTCAATGTCCGTAACCGTGTACGATCGGCAGCGTATAACAAAATCTGGAGAACCTTATTCCGGGACCTGCCGTTTAAGATGATGGAGGTTCTTAACTCCCCGTTGGATCCGCAGGTCATTATCTCGGTCATGGATGATACCCGCCTATACGAGGGTCAGTTCTGGTCATACTCCAATTTCAAGGAGATGATGATGAAAGACAGGAATATGTCCGCTAATGATGCTAAACGTGATTGGGAGCGTTTAAGGGATTATTCTATGTGGAACATGGTAGATGTCAAGGACGGGAAGATCGTGGCTAAGAATGAGGCTAACAAGGATATTATAGACAGATACATACCTACTTTGTCCAGTAGGGTCAGGAGCATGGTGCAGATCTGCGACGGCGCCTTGAACGAGCAGAACCGGGTGGGGGCTAGCCGGAACGCTATCCTTAACATGGTTCTGCCTCATCGTGGATGGTTTATATTGGCCGTGCAGCGGGCGTATAAGAAAGCCGGTTTCAATTTCCAAACCAACCAGTTTGAGGAAGGATATATGAGAACGTTATGGAGACTGGCCGGTAATGTCTATGGATCGATGTCCGAGGGCAGGATGGGAGAGGCATATGACGTGCTTAAGGAAGAGTATGATAAGCTTACCCCCTACGAGCAGATCAATATCAAGAGATCGATTATCAATATGGCGGTATTCGCCACGATGATGGCCATAGGACGGGCTTTGATGGGATATAGGGAGGATAATGAGGATAGCTGGTTCGGGCAATTCATTACCTATATAGGATTCAGGACGATCAATGAGATCGCTTCTCAGACATCCCCGTTCATGGAGCTTAACGCCATAGACATGCTACAGGATCCGCTGGTTACCGCCCGAAAGTTAGGCGACCTCACCGATCCTCGGAACTGGGATCCGTTCGCTACCGTCCAGACCGGCGTGTATAAGGGCGAGAGCAAGCTATGGAGGCAGCTCATGAAGTTCTCGTTTGGTAAGCAATGGTATAATATCAAGACGGCTAGGGATATTAAACAGACATCCGACTACTGGTTGATGACCAACGGCATGACGATGGGATTCTTCTTAGGAGGCAGGAATAAGGATGAGTCTGGGGAGGACGCTAATTGGTATTTTGATAGAGGAAGATAGCTGAGAGCGCTTACTGGTGATAATAGGTTCATTAAAGATATTGATTATAAAGTTTTTACCCAAAATGGTAAAAACCCTACTGAGGGAAGATCAACAATTGTATATACGATAACTGCATTTTGCGTGGAATGTTTGATAACAAGGAAAGAAAGATGAGCATAAATAAATAGTTATACTATTGATGCTTAATGTAATCCAAAAATGGATTTACATAATAATAGAAGGATAGGAGATCATCACCCTATCCTTCTTATTTTCGTTATCGGTTATTATATTTATCCACAAAATCATCCACATCCATATACTCGCACCCGAAGTTCTCCGCCGTCTTCTTATCGGAGTCGGAGAGCTGTCCTTCTTTCCCGGAAGCGTCCCCGATCATCAATATAGTATCCTTATAATAAATACTCCTCTATTTTCTTGGCCATGTCAATAAGCATTTCGCATTTAAGGTCGTTAAACTCCTTGCAAAACCTCATGTCTTCCTCATGCTTTTCCTCAGGCGATCTGTTATCAATTACGCTGTAGCATGGTGACGAATACACGGGGATAGGTCTCATGGCCTCTATAGCCAATTTAATGGCCTTTTCACTGATCTCGCTCATATAATCCTCTTTTTGAACCCATATAATACCACTGTTAAAGCAATTTGGGTTTTCTAACTGGCAATTTCCATTGTCATAAAAACAACATCCTGTACAACATTCTTTCTCTATCTCTGAGACAGCCATGAATCTCTTCTCTTCATATATCATGGTATCTCCTTTTTCTATCTTATTCCTCTTTGTCTTCATCTTATCAAATTTTTATATCCTACACGTTTTAATTCCTCTTCGGTAGCTTTCTTCTTAGGGAACTTCCCATGCCATTTCCCGGGCACCACGACATCACGGCCGTCGGGGCTGGTAGCCAGCCTCCCGCATTCGCTGCACAGCCCCATGCCCTTGTACGGCTGTAGTTCCTTGGCATAGTCGAATTTATCCACCATATACTCGTTTGTCAACATCCAATAACTAGACGTAGCGGTATTATCAACGCAACCGCATTTAGCGCATACAAATAAGCTCATATTTTAGTATCGTTAAATGTCGTTATCCTTATCATCGTCAACCCTCTCCACCTTAATCATCCCCATATCGCCTGAAGGTAACGTCATGTCGCTATACACGTTATTCCAGTTCTCGTCAATAGCCAATTGATGCAGTATTGATCTATATATCTGGTAGGTGTTTCCGATAAGTCTCTTTCTATTGATCATATCTTTACTACCTCCATCATACCCTATATGTTCATAGTCTTCGAGATCCGGGAACAGCCTTCTTCTTATAGCCATCGAGTTATTTGCTATAAAGCTTCTTATCCCCAGCGACTCCGTCCTGTCCATATCATCTATCAAAGTTTCCGTGGTATGCTGAAGATCCATGTCTCCGGCTGCGTATCTGCTTATGTCCTCCACGCACCGGGATATCAGCATCAGTTGTTCCCTTGTCAATGTTATTTTATAAAGTTGTTTGTTGTTCATATCCTTCTATTTTATTTATCATCTCGAATATTTTCACCGCTATCAACGGCACTATGGCATTACCATAAGCCTTTATTGATTCTTTTCTCCATTTCCCGTAAGGAATGGTAAGGTTGTCCACATTAAAGGGTAGCCCATCATTTCCTCTACAAATAGGGGACTGAGTTGGAAAACTCTTCCATTGAGTCGATCCCCGTCCATCCCAATCACGGCAGGCATATTTCTTAAAGAGTCTGTTCTCGGTGCTCCGTTGCTTTTTGTCATCTTCTTTATCGTACAAGAACCTGTGTGATCTGAGGCCACTGGTGTCGGTAATAAGTCTCCGTATTTTATCCCTTGTTTGGGAAGTGAACTCAAATCCATGAATCTTGTCTTCCCGTCCTTGTCGCAAACCTTCAACCCTTGCGTCTGAACAGTCGGAAGCAATGAACCATATCCTATACCGTTTATGTGGCGCTCCGACACCGCAAGCTGGAACAATGATCGGTTGGACGGAATATCCTTCACGTTCAAGATCGTCGCAGATGGTATTGATGATATATTCTTGCTCAAGTATCGTTTCCTTGTAATTTTCTTCATCTTGATCACTTTTCGTTTCCACGTCAGTTTCACTACCGGGTTGAACCATATTGGTGATTCCAGCAACATTCTCGCCAATAACCCAGAGCGGTCTTGTCTCTCGTATGACTCTAAGCATTTCCGGCCAGAGATAACGGTCATCATCCGCTCCCTTTCGTTGTCCAGCGACGCTAAATGGTTGACAAGGGAAACCTCCGGTGAGCACGTCGATTTTCCCTTTCCATGAAGTGAAATCAGTTCTTTTAATATCTTCATATAATACTGTTTTTGGAAAATAATATTTTAATACACTTTGACAGAATGGATCTATCTCGCATTGAAAGACATTGTTCCATCCTACCTCTCTAGCGGCTAAATCAAAGCCTCCTATACCTGAGAAAAGACTAGCGTGATTCATTCCATCTTATTTGATATTAATTTTTCTTTTATATGTTTAGATATATCAATTATCTCATCTTTTATATTGCAGTCATCTTTTAATAATGAACCAAATATACATGATATGGCGCCCTTTAGGCCTAGCGCTATCCCTATCTCCAATATTTTTTTATCGGTATTAGAGATTTCTACAGGTTCATATAATATTGATGATATGTTGTTAACGACGTATATTATATCATCTTCATTCATTGATGTAGATTTATCGACAATAGCTATAAAATCTTTTATAATCATAATATAAGCTATTTTTATTTCTTTTATCGTATCATCGCTTAGATGTCTATCTCTTATATGCCTTTCAACATACTTGTTTGCTAGATTCTCTATTTTGTTTGATTTGTCCATTTGTACTATCAATTATTTAGTTAATAATAGATCATAGTCCTCTTCATCTATACTCCCATTATTGTTGACATATATAATGAAATCATTTAAAAGCACGGACTTATCCTTGGATAAGGCTTTTATAATAAGCTCTCCATCATCTTTCAACATCACATGCACAGTATCCCAGATAACATATTTTTGACATTCTTTCTCAATCTTCTTGATTGTTTTAAGTATTATCTTATACGTCTCCTCATATCTTTTTACTATTCCGCACAGTTCAGTCGTATTATATTTACGTATATCCGTGAATATATATTCCTTTTTACAATCCCAGCATTTTATCAGTTTTTCTGATCCGCACGCCTTATTCTTGTAGAAGAAACAGCCCTTACATGGCTCATTATGGTCGTAGCTTAATACTACAAGCAGCTCCATGCCATTCTTGTATATCACGTCTCTTTGTTTCATCTTGTCTATTTTATTAATCTCATTATCAATATAGCAAAGTTGGATATTATCCATACTATAGATATCCAGAATGTTATACTCAACATAAGACCTATGTTCTTAGGTATAGGATCTACTCTCCTGAATGTAAGGATCATGAATACAAATGTCTTGAAGTTCATAATTTACGATATTTTTCTATATAGTTAACTATTAGATCCTTGACACCTTTAGGGACATTAATTAGCTTAAGGTTACCTTGGAATATATCCTTACCGTACTCGTCCATGATCACCCCGAATGAAGGATTCATGATTCTTGTCGATATACATATCGGTTGGTCGGTATCGAATCTGATAACGGCTACCTTCTTCTCGTTTATCGCCTTCTTTAGGGCTATATAAAGCTTATGACCTTTAACAATGTCACAATTACCTTTCATGATCTTAGACATATATATGATATGCTCTTTCTTCACATTGCTGAGATTGTCCATCAGTTTAAGATCTCCACCAACAGATTTCCATTTTTTGAAGCAAGATATGCATAGACAATAACTGGACTTGGCGTTCCTCGGCATCATCCTGCTGCTACCAGCGGGAACCGTATCGCCACAGCAGACGCACGTCCGGTCTTTGTTGGTGCGTACTGGGCCATAGCTGTTTATCGGGTATTCTTTTTCTTTAAGCATCTTTTTCTGTTTTCAAAATTATCATCACCATATTCATAATTAGGACAAGCCTTATTGCTTGGGCGTCTCGTATAAGTCTTTTGCTCCCTATCATATTTCCTGTTAGGGTTTATATAATGGTCGCACACTTGCCAAATGGAGCAGCATACTTTCCCGTATCTTTTCGCCCATTCCCGATCATGTAGATGTACACAAGTGGCGCAAGTTGGGTTCTTGAGCTTATCCTTATTCTCATCTATGATCTTATTGACCCGATCAAGAATAACATGCATTTTTTCAATATTTATGACGTTAAATGCGTCTGGGCATGGAAGATATGTCATTGAGCTTATATCTATGTCCATTTCCTTGGATTTATTGTAAGCTGATTTGTATTTCCTTCTCATCAAATCCTTTAATTGATTTACTTTTCTCTCATAAGTCCCCATATTTCACTCAGTTTTCCATCCTTGTTTTTTCAATAGATCCACCATCATCTCCTTTATCTTAGGGCTAATGGCTTCGGTAAGTATATCAGCGGCCAAGTTAATAGAGAAGCTTGTCATTCTAGATTCTCCTATATACTTCTCGCTGGTAACTTCTTTCACATAGTCGTGAATATCCTTGATCATTTCATTTTGAGATCTTAGGAGATTCAGTATCTCATCGAGTTTATCATTCATCTTTTTTCTCAAATATACCTGATAATAACCAGATAACCACTATCAAAAAGAAACACAACCCAAGCGCCTCATCCGGGTAATCATGCATAGCCTCTAAAATTCCCCTCATAACTTAACATCCATTTTGTTGATTATCTTATAAAATATATCTCTAGTCAGCTCAATATCGTAAGTAGCGTCATGGAGCTTATTCTCGTCGATCTCAATACCCATAGTTCTGGCTACGGTCATCAACTTAAAGTTCTCCATATCGTTTCTTACACCCATCAGGAACGGTGTCACCATAACATATACATCCATACAGTTAGGATAGAACCATGATCCGAAATACTTATCCCCACATTGCTGGAATAAAGCCCGTAGGAAGCTGTTATCGAATCCAGCGTTGTTATACCCCACCAAATACATTTTATCCCTCTTGTCGAACTTATTCACGTATTTGGATAATATACCAACTAACTGCCTGTACCCTTCTTCCATAGGCTGATACGACTGCACTTGCTCCAAGGTAACACCAGCCACATCCAGCGCCTCTTGCTCTATCGTGGCGGCAGGGTTCGGGGCTAGGCGGATGTCGAACCTCTCAGTCTCCTGCCCGTCGATATCCACGATCCCTCCTATTTGGTGTATCCCGTTTCTCCAGAACTTAACCCCGGTTGTCTCTAAATCAAAAAATAGTAATTTGCTCATGTCTATTTATTTTGTTAATTTATCATTATCTAAGAACTAGTCGTGAAATGCTTTTATAATATATACTCCCATCAACTCTTTTACCTTCAAAGAAGTATATCCAATATTCTAATGAAGAACATCCAAAAGCAAGACATAGATTATTTATCGCATATCTAAAGTATTTCTTGCCTGAACGAAATAAGATTTGAAATTCTTTATTATTTAAATGGAGTCTTTTTTTGGTTTTTCTTTTATTCATGTTTATAGTTTTATTTTAAATGTTCCTTAATCTTATCCAATGCCTTATAAGACAGATAGCTGTCTATAGTATTATCGCTATCTATTTCCAGCAACTCATTAAACAAGTCTTTAGCCAATGCTTTCCACTGCTCTCCCCAATCACGGAGATTCTCGACCTTTGACCGTATATCCTCGAAATAAGAATCTACGTCTGATTTGATTGATTTTGAATAATATTTAACATCCTCCTCGTCCCCATCCATAATATAATCACATTGTGTCCTGATATCTTTTATATGACTGTCTATATCACTGCACATATAATCAACAGGTTTACGTATATTGAATATAGCTTCTGACGTAAGACCGGTTATATCTTGTATGTCTTTTAAATTACCCATGATTTAATCAATTAAATACCAACCATCCACCTGCAAATCCCATTGCGAAAATAGATAAGATTATAGATGTGAATAATATCCAATCTTTTGCGCTTAGCTCATTATTATCTCTCTTTATTTTCTCAAGATAATCATATATAGCTGTATAAACAGCATGGTGAATATTCTCGTCTCTAGCCCTTACGATATTATCATATTCATTATATCCTAGATTATGGGTGGCGCTTTCGATCCTCATATTCCCCGTAACCTTTTTATTTACATCGAAATCGAAACTAACCACTATATCGGTGGTTAGAGCGCTGGCGATTTTGCTTTTTATCTCATCATTACTGAGATTAGCATCGTGCACTAATCGCTCATAGTCTTTATCGTCAAGAATTATCTGTTTTTTAATGTTCATATCCCTAATATTTCTGCTACATAAACAAATCCATAACATATATAATTATCAGCGTCATGCTCACCCCAATTCACATGCCATACGACGGCGCACGGGAAATATAATGGCATATCCTCAGCCATAGGATCCTCTTTGAAGTCATCAATGTTTATCTTCTCCCTCCACCTCCACAGGTCTTGGATATTGTTCAAAATTAATTTCTCCATAACTATGACGGATGTTAGATGTTAGTAATTCAATAGCTAAGCTGATCATAGCTCCCGCTTCAGTAAGTTGATTCATTTGGGCGTACATTCTATGCTCTGCACTACGATAAGCCTCTCTACTACTTATGGTGTCTAGTAAATCATCTATAGCGTTTCTAAGAAGATCGGTCATCCCATGCCCTCCTATGCCCTTGAAATAATAAATATCACGACCAGCGTAAAACATGTCCTGATATCTTTTAGCTACATACTCTATCCCGGATAGATGGTATTTCTCGTTGTCTATCTCCACCTCTCCTTCTTCTATAGCTCTCAACAACTTCCAATCTATCTTTACATCAGCTTGACGATTTTTTACCTTTACATAGGCATATCCGCCATAATGAGAACCCAGCGTCCTCATCGTAAGTTCATTGACTTTTTGTTTGTCTCCATCCATAACAATCTGGTTTTTAATGTTGATACAAAAATACAATTTAAACAAAAATAAAAGCATGAATAATATTAAAATAATATTAATCATGCTTAAATATAAATATATCCCTTCTAGTTTTCACGGATATACGTATTCGTACTCATCTGGAGAAGACGTCTTATATTCAACATCGCACTCCATATTGGTGTAATAGTTATCCCCTTTTCTGTATACTAACGCTACCCAACAGTCATATTTTTTGCTGTATCCTATAAGAGGGACATTAGCCATAGGCGGATTATCCTCTGTTTTGTATCTTATTCTTGTTACTTGTTTCATATTTTCATGGATATAAATATTCATATTCTTCCGGTGGATATGTTTCAAATTCAGCATCATACTTCATGCAGGTGTAGTACTTATCCCCTCTCTTGTACATTACTTCCCACGGACAGCTATATTTTTTGTTGTATCCTAAAAGAGGAACACCTTCCATAGGAGGATTATCCTCCGTTTTGTACCTTATTCTTGCTGTTTGTTTTATACTCATATAATCCATTTTTTAATAATGTTGTTATCAGTGAAAATAATGTATCTATAAGAAGTCTCTCGCTACTCCAACATATAGGGATCTCGTCTATGTCTCTATACGCTACAGACCATGCATGTTTTAGCTTATAACATTCTAATGTACAACCCTCTATCTCATATGGGAGCAAATTCAGTAACGTCCCTACATCCCAAACAGGGTTGGATATATCCGGGGTAACGGCCTCGATCAGTCCTATACGACCAGCGTCATCCTCCATAGAATGTAATTGATCCAGATACTTGTCTCTGAAACCTATGGCGGTGGAGATAGGAAGGCCGGCCTCGACCAACACCCTCCCCTGTTCTTTTGTGGTGAATATCCTTTCTTTCATCTAACCTTTGATCTTTTTTTCTACAGTAACAATCGTATCATTATGCCATCCCCCATGAGCCACAAGAAGAATCTCCTGCTGCTCGAAGCCAAGCCCGGCCCCTATACCGCCGGAGTTCCACGCGCAGGTAATGACCACCCCGCCTTTCTTGGTGATCCTAGCTATCTCATTCTTCTGCCTAGCCCAATAACTAGATTGCGTTGTTTGCATATTAACAGCACCTCCAAGCTTTTTATATGACTCGGATACCTGTCTCGTGGAATATGGTGGATCATATAGTACCATATCAGCTATATTATCCTTAAGACCACGCAGGAAGTCCGTGGCGTCCTTATGATACATAGCCCTAGTATCAGGATCAAGATCGTTGGTGATCGTCCCTATATCGCTGTTTCTGGCGAATGGATCCACTATAACCATCCCCTCTTCTCGATATTTATCTATAAGTTCCCTTATCGGTTTTATGCTGAATGTCTCGCTGTTCGGCATTGACCATTTCTTGTTTATAATCATCTCTTAACTCTGTTTTAAATTTAAGCTTCATAGTACTTCTAGGTACAGGATCGCATATGTCATCCCACCAATTCTTGTGCCCTTTCGGTGGATGTATATCCTTTTTCCATAAAGATCCCTTAACTGTCTTGATTCTTCCGTATGGTCTCATTTTGCTCGTGTTTGCCTTCACATGTCATATCAGTATCCGTTTTTGATGACCCGAACATAAGCTCATCAGTAATTTTGCGAAATTCCTTTACAATATCATTTATCTGCTTACGTTCGATGCTTCTTAGCAAATGGGCTATCACATCCACTGTCCATCCGTTACCCGCTAAAGACATGGCCGTATTTGGGGCTATCCCGTTAAGGTAATCATCCGGCAATGTCTGTAGCCTACACATCTCCACCGGGGTCAGGTATCTGAATTTGTCTTTCATGTCAAAGGCGTTAGGATATCTTCCGGGAGGTAGTGATGAGATCACGTTATCTTTCATGGCTGTTGTCAGGCAATTACTTTTCTTGATGGGAGTGGTATTCTTATCTTTTCTTATCTCCAGACATTGCGTTATTTTTATTCCCATGTCACAATCCTTTCGATACCCGTCCTCTCCTATCCTTCTACCGACAATGGTCCCTATATATCTCCCTCTTATGGCTCCCGGATTCCAACCCTTGTCATGCTCTAGAATATCATCCAATGATATATGCTTGTCTTTCGGCATTTCTACCGGCCAATTACACCAATAAAGGCGATGCCGGGTCTGTGCCGATACCAAGGCGCTATCGATCTCCACCGGCTCCACGCCAAGCTCCTCGGTGATCACCCAGCGGTGCTCGTCCCGCATCCGGACGTTCTCGCCCAAGAACAGGACCTTACCTTTGGTCTCCTTCCTTAAATGCTTTACGATGTCCGAGAAGCAAAAGAAAAGCCTTCCACGAGAGTCCATAAATCCCTTACCCTTACCTGAGCTAGAGAAGCTCTGGCAACAGAACCCTCCCATGACCAGATCTATATCTTTCCAAGGGATATCCCATGTTCTCCAGTTATTAACATCCCCTAATTGAATAATATTAGGAAAATGTTTTTGACTTACCTTTATACATGTCTTGTCTATCTCCGAGGCGTAGTAAGTCTCGATAGGTATGCCGGCTCTTTGTAATGCTAGATACCCACATGATATCCCGTCAAACAATGATAATACATTCATATTGTTTATCGTTTATTTATGCAATTCTATAGCAATTGTATCATCAAAATGATCATTGACTATATCTCCCTTCTCTTTTATAGACATATCAAATAAAGAAGCAGGGTATGATGTTATATAATCATTCGTATTTACAACAACCCTTATTTCCTTACTCTTATCCTTGACAAGCATCAATTCGTCTATCAAATCTTGTACTGTCATATTTTTCTCCGCTTTCATAAATTCCATTTTTATTTACTTTCATGGCCAAAAATATCCTTTTCGGCTATACGTAATATACATTTGTGTATCCCCGGCAAGACCTTAACCAATTTTATACCAAAATTTTCTCCCCTTTTAACAAAAGTCCATTTACCGTATATGACCCCATGTATCATATGTTGTATTATCTCCTTGCTATCTGTCAAAAATACTTGATAATAGATACTGTTGACATAATTGAAATCCTTCCCATGATCATCTGCCGGTCTTAATATCATTACGGCGGAGGAGCATCCACGGACGAACCCGTATATCTCAAGGCATTCATCAAACTCATAATTATCGCGTTCCTCATCATGAACATCCTTAACCCATTTACATGGTCTCCCGTCCTTAAACGGGATCTTTAACTGTTTCTTTGCCATAATTGTTTTAATTATTAAATAATTCATATCTACCCTTCATCACCTATATTGCTTCTTTCTTAGCGTCATGCATTGCTTTAAATCTGTTTCTTTATGACAATTTGGTTCCCGTATTGAGGTATAATGCATAAACCTTCATTCAATCCATTTATTTCCAGTTCCCCAAAATTATTTAGATTGATAATAAACTCATTACCAACCCAATCAAAAACTCGTATGCCATTTTTAACTTCTATTTCATCGTCACCGCAGCGATGATTAATAATATGCACTTTCATTACCTTCGTCCCTGTTGTCCTATATTTATAACTCTCAATTTATCATATTCCTCTGAAAGAATCCCATGATCAAACAATTTGTTAGCGTCTATCTTAAGACTTCTATAATTGTCAGTTATATTGATATCACTCCACAAGTTCAATCTTCCCTTATCATCCAATTGCATATGGATAAAACCTTTTGTCACCTTCTTCCCGGCTTTAAGAGCCTCTACGTCTTTATCGGTAATCTTTTTCATACTTTCGATATTTTATCGTTACAATTAAATTCATCTTTCATCCTGATCTTTATGCCTCCATATGATAATTCCTTATGAGCTGTGACAAAATAATCAACCGCATCTTCATCTAATAAACTATGCGGGCACCTTTCCCATACAGGGTTTTGATCTAGATGATCCCATGTGGCTACAAGTAACCTATTCTTGTCATCATCAATAGCTATTTTGTATGTCCCTGTAGTAGCCTTACGTTTAATGATCGCTCCATTTAACATCTGTTTCTTAGCCCAGCTCCATGAGCCTCTCAACCCAAATGTTCTTATAACCCAGTTATTTATCTTCTTCATTTCAAATTATTTGTTAAAAGTGTAATATAAATATAAATACATAAATTGAATAGGGCTATTCACCATGCCCTTATCAGTAGGATCATCGTATTTGTCAAGCCAAAGACGAAGCGCCTCCCAATCGATATCCTTACGGTCACATACCATGCAGGCTAGGTTAGCCCCGAACAGCTCCCCGCCGCCGCTCAACGACCTGTTAAACCTCTTGGCTAGTCTTCTTTTGAATCCCTTATCATACCATATCCCGGAGGTAGCGGCATAGCAATAATAAGCGTTGTACTTCATTTTCACGCCCATCCTCTCAAATAAAGACGTATGCCATATCCGATCCAGAAAGAACACTATTCCACGATAGATAAAGGTTCGGAGATTCTTCCTGTATTTCTTCCCTAAGAAGCTATCCACGCAAGATATAGTCCCGCCTGAATAGTACCAGTTATTGGCACCTCTCTTGACCTTATCCGTCATCTTGAACTTATTCTTTCTATCCTCTACCCTATCCCAAGGCTTTAATTTATCCTCATTAAATGTCGGGCAATAATGATAGTAATGATTAATCCACGAGAGGTAGGGGTTGTATATCGTGTATCCATTATCGCTGACATATGAGTTCATATCATACCCAAGTTCCTTGGCTAGAATAGATCCCTCATCAGCTAATACCTTCAATATCGGGTTCAAGTTCCATATCTGATCTTGACTGACGAACATCGAGTAACATGGATCCTCATCCTCCCCATACCATCCTCCCATCCCGCTCACTATTTTATCCAAATCAAGTGAATAATCTTTCCCGGGTAAAAAATCATCTCTAAGAAAAAAACCTCTATATGGGATCATATCATGTATGCCGGGTTGGTCGTCAAATATGAACTTAGCGTTCTCGGTCAATCTAATCAATGTTTGCAAGACAGAGGATATATCTATGGGTGCATATTCACACCTATAGACCTTATTATTTATCCAAAGATATTGAAGAAGCTCGGCTATATTAATAGTCCCGTCCTCCACATATCCTGTCTTGTTATCGAAGTTTATTTTGGCTAGAGGTATATTACTTCCTTGTGGTTGATCACTTTTTTCATTACAACAATGCACGAACCTGTCAAAGAATATATCTTTCCAACCAAAATATTTATCCCTTATCGTCATAAGCCTATTTCTTGTCGTATAACGACATGACGTTAATAAGATCAGCTTTTCTGGCCATCCCCTCAAGTTTATTAAAGCCATCCATGTTATCTCCGCTGACGATGATAGTAGGATATACCTCTATACCGTACTTGGATATTTCCTCCTCCGTGGCTTTGTTCTCCGGGATCTGGTTTAACGTGACCTCACCCTCATACTCCTGTAATGTGTTGGCGATAATATACCGCATGTAGTCGCTGTACTCAGCGTCTTTCTTCGTGAAAAAATCAATTCTTACCATCTCAAATAGTTGTTAATCTGTTAATAATCAAATCAGCGGTAAATATAGCATTATCTACCTCATCTATACTCATCTTTCTCCCATCGAAATCGTTAGATAATAAATCCTTAACAATCTGATATCTACGCTGCTCCCAATTTACGTTTACATCAAAATTCAGATTCTTTACATAATCATAATTTAATTCATTATAACTGTAACTGAGATACTTAACTATCGGGAATAGGCTATCATCAATAGTGCGCTTGATTACATTAACGTACCTACCTGTTCTTTTGTCGATAGCTCTTAATCCCTCATCTACTACTCTTTTTACTCTTTTTCCTGACTCTTCCATTCTATAAGCCCTTTGTTATGTTTATCGTAATATAATAACGCTATGGCGTTCCAGCATACGGCGGATAGATGCATGAATCCCTCCTTATCATATCTCTCCCCTTTCGTATAAGCAACCAAGTGTCTCATGAGTGCACCTAGATAACGATTGAACCCATCAGGTATATCCTGCCATGAGTTATCAGCGTACTTCTTGGCACCTTCCGTATATACCCTCACGATGTCCTCTATCTCAGCCAAAGGAAGAAGATCCCACCGGAGTTTACCGTCGGCCCGGTCGTCCTTCCCGCTGCCGTCTTTCCCCACAAGCGGCCCGCTTTCCACCACTGCGTCTCCTATTTTTGGCTTCCCGAAATTTATCGCCTCATCCGCCGTCTCATCATCAATAAGCTTTAACTTGATAGCTCTATTTAACGAAACAACCATCTCCTCATCAGCCCAAATGGATTTATATGTCTCATCAAATAACGGTTCTATTTTCATCATTCCCGTATTGTCGGCGGTTTCAAGTACCTCAAATACCTCACCATCATAAACGACTTTGTCGTATTTGCTAAATTCCTCTTTCATTTCAAACTCCTTTTTGTTTTATTATTAGGTAATTATATACTTTTTAGATTAATAAAATTCACTAAGATCCCTGCATTCTGGCGTCTCACCTGTCATAGAGTAAAGCTCACCAGATGATAGATGCACGCAATGAACGGTCTTCCCGTCTATATACTCACTTCGCTTCGTGATCCCACAAATAGCGCAGCGTTGGATCCCCGGACCCGCCTTTATCCATGAATGCCGTACGCTCCTCTTCCTTGTCCTGTTGGTGTCATTAAGCTTTCTCATGATCAATCCTCCAAGACCGTTACAATTTTATCTTTCCTGATAATAGCCTCATTCCCGCTCCTTACATCAAAGCATCTCCCTTCATCTGCCTCCTTGAAATAAAGAACGCCATTGTACTCGAATAAACCGAAGCCGTAATCATCCAGCTTCATCTCGTTAAGTTTCTTTAATTTATACACGTTTTTCATATTCTCCATATTATATTGCATTACTGGAAATATCATTATGATACTTATACCTATTACAAGCAACCCTGTGTAAAACTTTTGTGAATCATATTTTTTCCATCCCTCCATCATCATGGCAAAGGAGATTACTGTTATTATAATAATAGATATCAACCCTACCATATCACATCCTCCTCTCTTTCAGGAATCCCATCATATCCTCCACGCTAAGCTGGAATCCGGCAGCCGCCTTATGACCGCCGCCACCGGGGTTGGCCTTGCGTGCCAGCACCGAGACATCCACCTCCTCCTTGGTGGTATAGAACGTGCATCTGAAGAATCTCCCGTTCCAGCAAAATGGCATCATCAGATCATGTCTTTTAGGGTCATACATAGATTCAAATGTAGTAGAGTTAAACTCCGTGGTATTCATACATATAGCCTTGTACCCAAATACATCAGCCTCGAATGAGAACATATTTATCTCGCCCCTGTTTTTCTCAACGATATACTCCAGTATCGCCTCCCCGTTCCTTATCATGTCATATATGAAGTCATGATCGCCATCCATGGCCTTTGCCGCCATATCCACGTCAAGACCACAATATCCTCTCATCCCGTATTGGAACGCCATGACATCACTCCATTCGAAGCGATCATGATCCCATACATCATAAGTGCTCAATAATTTTACCACGTCAGGGGTTTCGATATCATCGAAAAGATATTCCCACGTAAGCTCACAAGCCGCCGTTCCGATACGTCTTTTGCCTTTGACATTATAGTCCTTCACAGCTTCTATCGCCGTCTTATGGTGGTCTATCCATGTGACATCTATCCCCTTGTCTTCCCATTCGTCGAATAAGAATCTCGTTCTATCGCCAAATGACACGTCAACTACAAATACCTTATCATATTTATTCACGTCAGGTATTTCCTTGCCGTAATTGTAAGGAAGAAGATCAATGTCCCCTTTGAAATACTTTTTTACTATAGCCGCTGACATTACTCCGTCAAGGTCAGCCTCATGATATATACATCCTGTCATAATCTATTGTTTTTGATTAAAAAATCTATGTATTCTTTTATATCCTTGTTCCTATCATTATCCCAGTCAAATGTCTCGTTTATGAATTTGAAGTACGATACCGGAATTGAATGCAACATCCATCCACAATACTTGCCGAATGTCATCACCGTAGATCCAAGGGGATGATCCGGCCTTCCGGGAACAGGGGCGGCGGTTACGCCCTGCGCCAGCCCCCTCCTACGATCTTTCTTGGCGGCTTTGATATCCAGATCTGTTTTCGTTACCTTATCCCCCATCGGGATATTAGTTATTAGCTTATCGCCGATAAACATTCCCCATCCATACCCCTTGTAGTTCTCTATACTAAGTTTCCTTATATCACCGAACCTTGACGAGTTGTTACAACAATCAACGACCAAAGCACTATCCTTTCCGTCTTTTATACGGACTGCCCTTCCAAGCCACTGATAAAACGACGAGAACGAGAATGTCGGCCTTCCTACTATCACGCAATCCAGACCCGGATGATCGAATCCCGTACCGAGGGCGGAATAGTTGAACACTACCTTCGTCTTACCTGACTTGAACCCCTCGACTATAGCCTCCCGCTGTTTCTTTGGCGTGCCTCCGTGAACCACTTCCGCCATGCCAGCGCATATCTTTGCGTTCATCCATTCGGCGGCGGTATTGCAGCTCTCAACAGAATCCATAAACACCAGTATAGATCTGCATACGTCTTTTAATACCATCAACCGACGTAAAATAAGGTTGTTTAAGCCGTTTTTTCTCACCGCCTCACTAATAGACTCGGCCGTATATTCGGAGCCGTTAGAATTAAGTTTAAGGGCATCTCCATTGAAATCCCATGTCTCATATTTAAGAGGTGTCCAAAATCCTTGCCTTATCATCTCCTCCACCTGTATGACATGGATTAGGTTCTTGAAATATACCGGTCTCATACGAGTGATGAAATTAAGCTGGGAATATGACACCTGCCCTATCGACATCGTTTTAAGCCTGCATGGTGTAGCGGTAAACCCTATCACCTTTTTCGGTTTCAGTTCATTCATGAATGTCATGAACTCACTGCCGTCCTCCGGGCTATACCCGGCATGAGCCTCATCTATCAACACGTTCCTGATCCCCATCTCCTTAAGCTGACCAATAACCTTCTTGATAGACCCTAACGTGGCGTATATCATGTTAGATAGCTCTTTCTTGCCACAGGAAGCGGAGTAGATGGTTGCCGGTATGTTATATGATATGAGTTTATCATAATTCTGCTGTAGTAATTCTTTTGATGGTTGCAAAATGATTGTATTGCCTCCCATAATCCTAGCCGCCTCCGCCAACAACAAGCTCTTGCCGGCGGCTACAGGAGCCACCACCAGAACCGGGTCATGTCTGTCAGAACTTATATAATCATATATACTTCTGACACAATTTTCTTGATATGGTCTTAACTTAAACATTTCTCGAATTTCATTGAACCGCAATCATATATTCTCTTGTATCCCATATCTAGCATTATCTCATTCTCGGACAATTTAGGATCACCCCCATTTTTTACCAGCACATCTTTTCTGAAATTGAATCTATTGAATCTTTTTAATCCTTTTACATAAAAATAAGACGGTTTGCTTTCTGACACTAGATCAAATCCTAATTTTTTATACAAGTTGCCATCGCTCCATCTTTTATCTGCATATGATATTATTTTAACCGGGTTAAATTCCTTTATAAAAAACGATAATAGCTTACTTGCTCCTCCGATCACGGTGTAATTTATTTTATTGCAAAATCTCACAAGCTCATAGACGCCCTCCTTCTTCTCTCCTCTCACGTTAAGTCTAGGCTTGCTAAATGTCATAACAGATACTATTTCGTTATTATACAAAAGCGCTATTCTGACTGATGATGCACAATTTCCTTGTATATGATTTTCTTCCATAAATAAAGATGATGTTTTGTTATCTATCATTATTATTTTTGTTTTTCTAGCATACAATATATTGGGAGTTTTCCCTAATATATTCATTATCCTACTTTTTACTATATCTTTTTTGTCGTTATATTCATCTTCGAATATGTGTATTAGTCTTATTCCGTATGTTTTTAATTTATTTGTTTTATCAAGATGGAAGTTTGAGCCTTTAAACTCATATCCATGCCAATATAATCCATCCATTTCTATTCCTATATTTTTACTTTTTATAAAAATGTCAATTTCCGTTCCGTCCATCTTGTGTCTAAACTCAGCCGTATTATCTATCGATGACACAAAATCGAACATTTCTTTCTCCATCTTAGATCCTTCAGAGTTCGCGCATATAGGACATCCGTTCCCGCAAAGATGATTATGAAGATTCTGTTTAAATACTCCATGCTTCTTGCATATTATATCCCCAAAATCATGTGTTTTTGAGAATTTTAATAAAGAGTAATCATATGTATCCCCATGTATTTCTCTCGCTTTTATTATAAACTCTTCTTTTGTCATTGTTTGTTTTGATGCCATAGATTCTTTTCCGCAAATAGGGCACCCCTTTCCGTACATGTGATTATCCACTCTTTGTCTAAAATCCCCATGTATAGGGCATGTTATAATCACGTTGCTGAATCTAGTATCATACTCTACTTTAGAATAGTCATATTTGCCATTGTGTGTATTATTCGATCTTTCTATAAATCTATTTTTCCTTTCTTCTTTTTTCGATTCTTTCACTCTGTCACGAGCGCATTTTAAACATCCATATCCTGTTAAATGGTTATATGGAGCTTGTTCAAAATCCCCATGTATAGGACATGTTATAATAACCTTATTTCTAGGTCCCTTATAAGCTACTTTATCGTATATATATTTATCTCCATGTACTTTTTTTGCTTTTGATATAAATTCGTCTGTAGATTGAGTCTTTCTTTTCCTTGACAATTCTAATGCACATTTAGGACATCCATGCCCACTGTTAACATGATTTGCTAATATTTGTTTGAAAATTCCATGTATAGGACATATAATATCTATCCTTTTGCCATCAAAAGAGGATAGATCATATGTGTATTTACCACCATGCTTTGCTATGGCTTTTTTTATCCTATCTTCCAAGCTACATTTCATAATTATTGTTTATAATTATCAAAAACATCTATTACATATTCTAATCTCACTGGGATCTCATGGTTGTCAAATGTTTTCACCATCAAAGTATTACCAGTTTTACTTATGGCTATCACCTCTCCCGTACCTACCTTGGTATGAACTATATCGCCTACCTTTATATCACATTTATTCACGATCTAACTTCTTATTAAACTCCTCTATCTTGCCTCTATCTGTCTCATTCACCATCTCAGCCTCTTCCTTGAACATGTCGTACCCTTCTCGGATATTATCCCCAACCATATTCTCTATCATCTCCCTCATCTCATCACTCCTTACGGCAAAGGATATTTGAAATGATTTACTTGTGCCTTTCATCAGATAATCAATCTCCTTCTTACACTCCGTCATCAACCGATCTAGATTATCAAACTTAATAAATTTGGAGTTTCCATTGGCTTTTCTTACTCCATCCTTGAAATCCTCCAATATCCCGTTAAACACATCTGCCATACACATCATGGAATGTAGCCATACCAGCATATTGAATTTATATTCATTATCAGCGTTGTTCATCAAACTCACCAAAGACTCGCTTTTTGTCAACATGATCTTCGATTCCCGGTCTACGATATCCTTTATCTCCTGCCGGCATTTCATGGCACCAACGAAATCCATTTTAGAATAACATTCATTTGATTTCTCTACCAATTTCCTAATATCCTTTCTAGACATCAGAAGATCCAATACCTGTTTTTCTCTTTCGTTTTTATCCATAATCATTTATTTATTGACACAAATATAATTAAAGCCTAGATATTTACCTAGGCTTTTTAATAAAGTTAATCTTTTTTATTCTTTCTTTTTGACTCATCCCAATCCGATGAGTACCTGCATGTCCCTTGTTTGTGGATCGAGAAATCGCACCAAAAACACAAGGGCTTGGGGCGGGGTTCAAGGCAGGCCGGCTGGCGTCCCATGAGGTAGCGCTTCTCGTACTTATACCCCTGTTTGGCGTCGTCCCAAACGTGAGCTTGATAGCTATCTATTTTATTTGTCTCGAAATCATACATGTCAAGGAGAATATCGTTAAGCTCCTTGACCGATCTCTCTACTTTCTCCTTATCTACCTTCACGTTCTGATTGTCCAGCATGCGGGTAAAGAAATAGCTGCACATATCCGGCAATACCTTGTACTTTCTCAGTATGTAGAAGGCGTATATCGGATGCTGGAGATTGTGAAGCAGCTTATCCTCATCGAATAACTTTCTCCCGGACTTCCAGTCTATCGTATACATGGCTATCCTGTCTTTTGTCTTATACTCTCCACGCCAGTCCACCGATCCTATGATATGTACCTTATCGTACGTCACGCCATCCAAAGTAAGGGGCTTGGGTAGCTTATAGGGCAGGACGAAGTCCTCCTCCACGCCGGCCGGTCTCGACCCCCGGATCACCTTCTCCATTGGCGTAAGATCCGACCACATTTTCTTATAGTTGCCAGCAGCATCCTTCTCAAACAACCCCACAATCCATCTTATTAACCTAGCCGCATGTTGCATGGACTCGATCTGAGATTTTACGCTATCAAAAGGTATCTTCTCTATATCGGCGTAATAGTTAAATGCCTTACTCATGTCCTCATAAGAAGGTCTGCATCCGTTCTTGAAGAAATACTCCATCGTCTGGTGGATAACCGTACCATATGACGTAGCCTCATGCTTCTCCGTGGATCTGTGACCCTCCACGTAAGTCTTATACCACTTATACGGACACTGAACAAACGTGTCTATCTGTGAGTAGGATGCGGCAAGCACCTTCTCACCGCCTATCGTCTTGCATAGCAAGTTATTCTCCGGAACGATCATAAAGCCTCTCCGTATTTATGTCACGCTCATATAAATCCATCGAAATATTCTGTAGGTTATGCAAATACCTTATCTGGATAAGCTCGCTCAGGTTATCCTCCATATCCCTAAGTCCGAGATAATACTCGTCGCCAAAAACCTCCATGGTCATCCCGTGTCCACGATATACGTCCCTATTCTTGTCACTCTTGAAACCGATAGCGTCAAGAAGGTTATCGTCTATCTCAATAGGCATGACATCATCTTCCCCTGAATACCATTTCATTATCCCATCATCAACCTCACGTTCAAGGATTAATGATCCACTTTCATTACGCATACCGGTAACGCACCCTACTCTCCATATATCACCAGCTTTGTCTTTTACAAGATTGCCCGGTCTTAACTCCTTAACTGAAATCATATTCTTCCTCCTCATGATCGTCATCACAATCATCGACAAGAGGGGTCTCTAGCCCCTCTTCCCAATCATCATATCCGAAATCCATTTATTTGTCTTTTAGATAATCATACAACATACCCATAAGCTCTCCTACCGTCAATTCGTGATAAGGCTTGACGTTAAGTGCCTCATCGGGTATACATTTACCCGTTTTCTTTTCCACTTCCATTATGACTTCTACAAAATCAAGGGAATCCATAGCCATATCCGTATCCAGCTTATCCTCGTTCATTATCTGAGCGGCATGATCAAGGCCATTAAATTCACCCATCTTCTCGAATATCGCCTCCTTGACTACTTTTTCAACTTCTTTTCTTTCCATACTAAATCGACATTTTCAATCTTCTACCTAATTCTTTTTTTATATCCGATATCCTTTCGATATCCATCTTAACATCGCCTGTGATAGCGTATTCCTTATCCATTCTCTTTGGGGGATCCGGAAGCCGGCTTATGGCGAACAACCATGCCAGCTCCTTGTTCTTGTTCTCCCTAAGATACAAGTCAGACGTCATGCCATACATTTTTATGATCGTATCGAATAACGTTGATTCCGATAAACTCATATGCACGCTATACACATTTGATGGTTTCCAGATCAAGTTATCCAATCTCATCGTATACTCACGTTTAAGATCTATGTGGGATATTACGGCTCTTACTATAGGTTCTTCCTTGAAGTTGGTATTAGCCACGAACCATACGAGCCTTTTCTCTACCTCCTTGATAGCTCCTGTATCCTTCCCCATATCGTTATATACCCCAACGATACGATCCCGGATCCCCTCAACCTCCGGTGTCAGACCGGGTGTCTCTATCAGCATCAGCAGCGACCCTCCCCTTGGTGTTATCTTCCACTTTCCGTTCTTTTGAGGCTCGATATAACCAGACGCCTTATAGCTGTCTATTTTCTCTTTTGGAATGACATCAGCCATCTCCTCTTTTTGCCGGATCATCAAAAGATATCCAACATCAGACATCGTTAATCCTGATGTCATCATCTGTTCAAAATTTATATACATATGTAAATAAGTTAAAATATTGACCTAATCTTTCTGGCTACCCTCTCGACTATATCGGGATGATCATTTCCGTTATATATATCTATTAGCGTATCTATTATATGTAACCTTATGTTTTTCTTTGATGAATGAAACCAAAAATCTCCATTTTTTCTGTTTACAGGTTTGAACATCTTCAGTTCTGGTATAAGATAACACGCCACACATGATCTTTCAGCAAGTGATAATTCAACCGCTGCCTTTTCTATTGCTCTGCACATAAATGTATAATTATCATTCTTTATTAGATCGTAAGCTCTTCTCAACACCCTAAGGGCGTCTGCTTTCGATAATCTCTTTCCCTTTTTCATACTGTTTTACCGTATAAGATTCATTAGCCATACCAACTCTACCAACTGATATAGATTGATTTATAGATTGGTTAAGATGCCCTACAACCGACATCTTAGCCCTAACCGTATTGGCGCATCTTAGAAGGATTCGATAATCCTCTAACGCCCTCTCGTATCTTACGTCCACCCTAGCCCTTTTATCAGCATCAGTCATGCTCTTACATGTTCCGTCCTCCCTCAGGCTTATAGCGATCTTGTCCCGTATGATTCTGATATCATCCTCGGCTATCACCAGTTCGGCGTCAAGAACCCCCTTGTATGAGCTAAGAAGATCCTCCACCGCCACAACTTCCCTTTTTAGGTTCTCCAATTCCAATATCATTGAGTTGTCATTTATCCTTTTATACTCCTGTACTTTATTGGATACCTCATCACAGATACTCATGATCTCCTTTTCCCGTTCCCGGTTTATGATATATCTGATGCTGTATTTAGCCATTTCCTTCAACGAGGATATAATTTCCTTTATCCCCATCTTATCCTCAACCGACAATACGGTCTTCAAGAACATTTCCAGCACCTTTATCACTACAAGCAAGTAATTATGTCTCAATCTCATGTCAATAAGGTGTTTCGTCATGTACTATATTGAAATCATCACTAGGCGGTATATATTGTTGCTCCAACGGGATACTGGGAGGCGGGGGCGGCAGCGTCACCACGGTCGTGTCCGGCTTGCCGCTACCCACGGGGGCATTCGAGCCTCCCGGTCTTTCTTGGCGCACCACCCCTCCATCAGGATAATATCGCTCATATCCTTTCATGATATCTACATGTATAGCGTCAATCTCCTCCAATGATCTTTGACGGACCTTTACGATATGATGGAACAATAATCCATCCACACGGAAGGATCGTCTTGACTCGCTCTTGAAACGTTCCAGATTAGGATACCATCCTTGCGGAAATTGCATGTATGAGGAGTACCCGTATCTTTTCGGTATATTTAACGCTACCATAGCCGTACATAACTGTCCCAATGTATCTGATTGATAAAAATCAGATTGCTTTGGCATATGATCCTTTGGATCCCGCCGTCCTTCGATATCACGATTGAGTTGGGATATTATAAGAAAGAAAATATTAGGAAAAGTTCTTTTAGCGATATTACACATGGTTATCAACGAGTCGATATTTCTTTTGGCGTCTCCTGAACCTTGTACTAGAGCCGTATGATCTATAGACACGAATACCATTTTCTTATCCTTGTTTATTGGCATATACTCATTCCATAGAAAGTTTTTAAGCTCATCTACGGTTGATGGTTTAGGGATGTATGTTATTCTGCTAGAGTTCTCTTCCTTGAGGCATCTCTGCATTTCTTTTACCTCATCTTCTGACATCTCGTTAAGGAGTATATCTTGTATGTCTTTCCCCATTTTTTTTGATAGTGAACGTAACATCAAATCTTCTGGGTTCATTTCAAACTCACATCTTAACCATACATAATCATCTGCCTGTGGATTGATATTGACATTCATCACATTGCTCATGATCTTCTGCGCCAAATAAGACTTGCCGACTCCGGGTCTAGCTCCTATGGCTACCGCATGCTGGGGGTAAAATCCCCCCAGCAAAGCCTTATCCAGATAAGGATATCCGGTATGAGCCGGGAGAAGTTCCCCCGACTGATACTTTCTTATCCTCTCATAGGCATCCATGATAATCTCCTTGGATGACCTCCATATCCTATCCTCACTCATCCTCTTGCGTTTCTATCGCCAGCCGTATCGGATTTAGATCCTCTGTTAGCTGATCTTGATTTATATCTTAATCCCTTAGCCGTATGGCATAGGTCCTTCCCCTTCCGATAAGCCTTCCCCTTCAACTTATCGGTCTTGTAGTTCTTGCGACCCAATTCCCGTCTCTTGGCTTTCTGCTCAGGTCTGGCGTTGATCTTCTTGTCCGTCTCAGCCTTCTTCTTTCTGGCTTCCGGATGTGTCCTGTAATATTCAGTCGATCTCCCCATCCTCTTCGTCCTCCTCATCATCAAAATCTATATTCTCTTGCATATCCAAATCCTCTTCCTTTAAAAAAGATGGATATTCCAATCCCAGACGCTTAATCATATACGAATATGGATCAGACGCAAATTCATCTGGTATCTCCCATGTGCAAGGGAATGTACCTATTACCTTTTTAAATTTATCGGCTAATTCGCTACTCATCCCCATATTAACCATTTTATTATAAACTGTAGCTTCTACGCTACTTACATTGCCCCCAACATAAAAACCTGTTGGTTTGTGAACAAAATAAACTTTCTTCATTTTACATGTATTATTCATTTTATTAAAGGTATCCAATTTGATTCGATACTCAAATGTTCCATTATCATTAGCTCTAATGCTCATATTTATCCTTCTTGCGATCTCCATAACTCATATCCATATCACACACCACCGTATCGGTCGTGTCGTTTACCACATGGAACAGGAACTCCGGGCACCCGTGGCAGGCGTTGCTCCCGATCACCACCGCTCCGTGCCTAGGGCAAGCCTTCTTTACCATGGTTCTATCATATATCCGTATATGATTATCGCTATACTTTTCAATATATCTCATGGTATTAAGTAGTGATGGCAAAGACATCTTATATGGGGATACATGTTCTATTGGTATATCCAATTCACCAGATAGGCTTTTGTAAATATCCTGCACATCCCGTTTTGTTCTATACGCAAATATATTAATCTCAGTCATTGCCATATCCATACTCCTAAGAAGATCCGGCTTAGCCAGCCTCCCCATCGGCTTCCCAAAAGGATCGGATCTCATCCAAGCTCCACACTTCTCGCATCCAACCTGCTTCCCCTCTACCGTATTTATTATAGTGGATGGGGTTTTACAGTACGGGCATACGGATCCGTTTAACATAGCTTTCTGGGCTAAAGATAGCTCTCTCATGCCTTTTCTTGTATTTTGACATTAAATAGATCACAGAATCTATTAAAATTCCTGTTCTCTATTCTCATATCTTCCTCATACCTATCAATTGACTTGATGAAATCATTATAGCAGTCCTTGCACATCCATTGATTGATTACCGCCACGTAATAACCTACGGATGTAGGTCTGTTACACATATCGCAAATACCTAAGCACCCATATCTGGTGAGCTTATCCATCATCTCCTGTCTTGTTATTTCAAGCACCTTGAATTTCTTGTAATTGTCAACTACCTTTGCCATTGTAAATTTGTTTAATAATAAAATAATCCGCTATATCCATTCCCTCATTTATATTGGGTTTTGATTCTAGAAAATTACTTATCTCTATATTCATCCCCCTCATATCCTTGTCTACCTTCTTTCTCCATTCGTTGAAAGCGTCGCCCTTATCCGGGTACAGGACTATCCGCCTCCTACCCAATGTCTCTATCATCTCCCTTTTCAGCATATGGATACCGCCACAGGCCATAAACAACCTACTAGGGTACACGATGTTACAGATAACAGCCGTCTTCTCTGACTCTACTATATACACCGGAGCGTCATTGGGATAGAAGTTGATAAGAAACTCCCCGAACAGGCATTGCCTAAGCATGTAATCCTGACCGTCCAGTATATGCACCCAACATACATGATCCATGGGAACCTTTACCCTCTTCCCGTCAGGCCCGTAGTCCATTATCTTCCCGGTCCGCACTACCCAATTCTTATCCAGTTGCCAGAACACACAGCACTTACCCCAGTCCCCGAATCTCATCATCCCCACCTTATACAAGCTAAATGCCCTATTGGTATGATACGATCCGAAGATATTGGATAGATAATCCTGAAGATCGGATGTCTCGAAAGGATTAAGCGTCTCAAACATCTTGCTTACCGGAATGCAGTTGGCTATATCCGGATCCATAGGAGGTCTGTACCTCCTTAATACTTTGTTTGAATCGGTAAAAAGATCATTGTTCCCAAGTTCGCTTCCTGTTGGATATTTAAAGTAACCACATTTATTTTTATGATCACACACCCCAAACTGCTCTCCAACGATCTGACCGGTGGTTACGTCCACGTACGGCGTAAAACACTTATCCTTGCCGCATTGCGGGCACGTCAGCTTCCTCCTTGGTTTGCTATGATCCAGCTCATACCGATGAACGCTCTTATTGAACTCCCTAAATTCCATCACCCTCTCCTCTCATTCATGACTCTATATATATAGTCCCTCAGCGGCTCTTTCCTTACCAACTTATTAACATCAAACTCGCCTTCTATATCTAAGGATCCGATTCTTGATGTAACCGTATAATTAGTTTTCTCGAACTTATACTTTCCTTGAAGATATACTACGGTAGCCATATTCAATATAGGGTTGTCAGTCTGTCTCTTCAACTTATATTGGCTGGTCTTTGCGGTAGGATCACCCGGAGCGAAGTTATATATCTCCTCTATCTCCAATATCTTTCCATAGTTCTCTAATATCATTCTTCTATATAACTCAAGTTGGAAAGCATACTCGTCATAGAAATTGCCTTTCCTGTTTGATTTGAAGTCCAATATAGCGAATATCCTCCTGCATCTCTTTATCTTCTTTTTCTCCGTCTTAGGCTGACCTTTCTTGGCTCCCGTCTTATAGAACTCTCCTGTCTCGACCTCTATCTCCACCATCTCCGGCTCGCTATCCATCTCCACCACTGCGTCCACCGAAGAAGCTACCTTTAACCTGCTTGACCTCAACATCTTCTCGATCAATACAGGTTTTACATGTCTTTCCTTGCAGAATATGGCAAATGATATTAGATCCTCTATCAGCTCATCAATGTTATCCACTAATATCCGCTCCATCCTATACTTGTCTATTCTTAGCTTGGCTTCCTTGACCACCTTCCTGATCCATGTCGGGATCAGCTTTATCTTAACCCCGGTCAGATACAACCCAAATAGATAATGCATGATAGTACCTAAGTCAGCCCTGTAGTTAGCGTACTCATCAGGATCCTTCCCTTTGAGTCTCATCTCATTCTTCCACTTCTCCAAGGCGCCAGACGTATCACAATACCCATTGGCGATATTGTTAGTGGCTCCATCGTATATGATAGGATACCCATCAACATCCATCTCATAATACACACGTTTGCCGGCGACAGTCATTCTATATAACACAGGTGTCGGGATATCCTTTATCCATTCAGCGGCATAATACTGTTGCTCTGTCTCCAGATCATACTCAACCTCCATCTCCTCATTAGGCTCGTTTTTAGGCTCTTCAACAGACTTTTCCTCCTCAACCATATCTTTCTTTGGGATCGTTGACAAAACGTCTAATATGCCAAAGAAAGCGGTAAATTTAGGATCTGTATGATATGATCTTAATACTGGTAATGATGATCGCCAGCAATATGATGACCGATGCTCGTTCGCTATCTTGCCTAAAACCGACCATCCCACCTCCCCATCATCCGCGATAATCACATTGTGTCTCTCGGATAAACGAACTCTCATGTCATCAAACGGCTCTTGATCGCTTATGACTTCCATGATCGTCCCATAACTATATACTGTGTCACTTATAGCCTTATATCCTAGGTCTAAAAGTAATCTTCGTTTTCTTCTATCCATGATAATAATCTGGTTTTTAATTTACCATCCTCCTCGACTCTAGGTGCGAGATCCCTCATCCTTCTGGCTGCCAACAGCCATACGTTGCCAAACTCGTCCAAGAGTCGGCTGAAATCCATCGTATCTAATAGATAATCGAATCTTGTATGCTCATCAGCCGTCAAGTAGATAATGTTATCATTATCCTCAGCAACTGATTTATATTTCCGTTTAGGGTATAAGTGGCATATGTTGCTTACCCCCGGGCATGGTATGTATGCGCCGGTAGCAGATCTCCTTGTCATACTCAACCTAGCCACATGGGCGCCAAAGAAAACGGCTAGGCTCTTCCCCTTTGGCTTGGCCTTCACCCGTATCGCCGCCCTTTCCTTTGGCGGTAGCTCCTTGGCTCTGCACGCGGGACACAACCCCTTGCTCCTTATGGCTACTATCCTTCCGCATCTCTCACACGGTAACATCCTACCTCTCATGCCTTTTTCTTTTTATAACTTTTGTTGAACTCCATAAGGCTCATAGCCCTATACCTCTTAAGCCTATTAATCTTACCCTCAGTCCAATCTTGATCCTTGAAGTTGATGATCGTATCGAATATCTGAGCTAGTTCCCGGATATTAAAACTCCTGTTTTGTATCTTCTTATAGAACCCCGATCTGCTATATCCTAATTTAGAAGCTAGATAAGTTTTGTTAGACAATGTGAGGATACGATAAATCGTACCCTCCATTTTACTTATCTCCATCAACTTCTCGGCTATGGACGACGTGGTTTCGTAGCTAGCTTTACTGCCTACTATCCTCATTTTTCTCCGGATTCCTGATCTTACCATCAAACTCGTAGAAGTCCATCAGTTTCTTCTCTTCCTTGATACAAGTGACAACGAAATCTGATATGGTTCCTTTCATGCCTTCCTCGAAATTCTTTTTGGCATGATCAAGGTCATTGGCCCGAACGATGTAGTTAAACGCCTTGCGTTTCTCATTGTTCGATTTCTCGTCTATCGTAATATAATCAGCCGTGACCTTATAGAACCGGTCTCCATCCATGGCAAACAATTCCGCTATCCTGAATCGTTTGATATCAACGCTAAACTCACCGGATATGAATGGCTTCATCTCCTCTATGATTCTAGCCTCACATTCGGTATAAGAAAAGGCATCTACTAAATACTCTTCCTTTACCTTCTTCTTCATGCCGTTCTCGGCATCGGTCTCATAAGAAACCGTACATTTAAACCAATTGTGCATTTTAATCTATATTATTGTTAAACAAAGGATAATCTTTTATTCCTTCACGAATATATCTTTCCGTATCATCATCCACGCCATAAGCCTTCTTGAAAAATATCATAGCCTTATCCGTATCATTATCCACCAGTGGTAGATATTCCCTTGCAAAAAGCGACCTAAGATAGTTCATATTATCAATCCTATGTCTTATATCGGCTACTTTATCCCATATCTCGGCCCGAATTTTACTCATTTTCTTCATATTTCTCTCATATCTCTCTAGCTGGTCTTTATATTCCGCCTCAATCTTATCGTTCTTATCCTTGATAGACTTATAGGTCTCCTCGTCTTTCGTATCAAACATCGGAGTATGTTTGATATTAATTATATCCAATTTGCTGTATAGCTTTTCATTGGATACGGTGAAATCATATCTAGTCCTGTACAGATCAAAGTCACTTAAGAACTTAGCTATTTTAATAGCATCATCCTGATCAAGAACGGCTATATTCAATCCTTCTAAATAGTAGAAGAAATGGGATGGAGAAATAGGTTTACAGTCATATGTCCTCATGATTGGAGGCTCATCCATAAACCTGACACCTTCCTCCGCACATCTTATTACGATCAATTTCTCTACCTGCTCATCAGTAAGATCATATATCTCCTGATCGGTCATCTTATCAATTGTCTTCATCATCCTCATCCTCCGATATCGTTACAGCCTTTGTAAACTTTTGTTTATAGACCTCACCCATAAGGCAGGCGAAAGTCCTATCATCCATACTAGCCATAGTATTGGCCTCTACCATAAGATTCATCTCGATGTTCTTTACCAAGATTTCATAGTTATCATCATCTTCTTTATAGAAAATGACTTTACCACCATACTCGAAACCATCATCCCCGGTCTTAACCATATCGATGATCCTCTCTAACTCCTTTACAAATTTACTCTTTTTCATATGTGTAATTTTTATGTGTCTACAAAAGTAGACATTTTGTTTTTGAATTAAATTAAATAAACATTATTAATAGTTAATACGCTTAGGTGATTATATACCATTTTACACTAAAATCGTAAAATGGTATATAATCACCTTATCCTCCATATATCTTAAGCCCTTTTATATTGTATTTGCTTATATCCATACACAAATTACACCCTCCATGACAACAACACCACGAGCAAAAGGCTAGTCGCTCCTGCTCCGGCCTACCTTGAAACTCCACTGCCGCCCTATACCATGCCGGGGATAATACCCTGACCTTCTCCGGTACGGGCGGTGTCATGAGCACCGATCGCCGCCTTCCTTTGGCATCCTCCCTACCTCTCATCTGGATTATCTTTTAACAGTTCAGCTATCTTCTCATCCTTCAACATATTTTGCTTTCTCATGTTATCTACGATAAAGGCAGCGAACGCCATATCATACCTTTTCCTTAACTCATTGACAAAAGATTTGGCTTTTGATTCTACCATTGTCTCGATGTTTCTGTCTACAACTTTCTTCATCCTGCCTCTTATAAACTCGTCTACTGTCAACTCCTCATCCATATAATCTAACCTGAATCTATATTTCTTCTCGCTGGCGTTCTCGACAAGATCGTTCATTGATTCTCTCGCTATATCCTCAATCTTCTCTGATATCGGATTGGATATTTCTCTCATCAACTCATTCTTGAACTTTTCTTTAAGTTCATGTATTATAGCTAACCTGACCGAGCTGGTAAACTCCTCTTTCAACGTCGCTTCATTGTACATAGCTTCCTCGAATACATCTTCCAAATTTAATTCTACTTGAATTTTCATATCATTATATTTTAATAAATTATAAATTTTTTAGGCATATAATTATCATGTATTATTTCCCCTCATCTTTTAATATTAATTTCTTCCCGATCTTTTTAATTTTTGTCGGTCTTGATAATCGATAGTCTCTTTCTATCGGTCTATTAAGTACATCATCCTTGTGCCCCTTGTATCCTTTCTCGTAAGCACTAACCCTTGCGCAAAACTCAACCACATCGCCTGGCGATAAATCAGCACCACTAAATCCTTTTGTTAAATCGAACCACAAATGATCTGATACTATTTTGCTATCAAGTGTCACATCTTGTAAAAGCATCGTTTTTACAGGTCCAATGTATCCATTCCTAAATCCAAATCTAACAAAGGTTGCTGTAAACACATGGCGTCCTTTTGATCCTATTGTTCTCAACTCTTCTCTCATCTCCTTTCTTATTTTTTATTCATAAAACCAGTAATTTTCTTCAAATACCCTTTTGTCATCTCAATAAAGTTCACGCAATCCAGCTTGCTCAACTTGTAAATCAAAGCCGGGTTATGAATTACGGCTATAATTTGTGTTTGCGGTTTATGAAATGACAATACTTTGTACAGATCCATGATATTGTCAATATCTAAATTCCTGTCCGGCTCATCCATAATGATTGTATACTCAAAATCCTTCTCCATTAATACCACATGATTGTCTTTGTAGTATTTTAAAAGATTGTCGATCCTGTTTGCCCAGAACTCATTTGACTTTTTCTTAAATTCCATAAGTTTCTGTATCGGAAACGCATACTCATCTTGGTTAAACACAAAATCAAAAAGCGAGTTCATGGCATGAAGATTCTTCTCCCCAGAGGACCTAGATGCTCCATTCATATACAAACTTAAATTATTGATATTATCCAATATATCATCCTCTCTCATTTCAGTTTGTTGTAGGAGATGGAATACCTTCCCGATATAATCCGACTTAATACTGATCCCGTCAAGCACCTTGTCATCATCAAATATATCCGGGAAATGCAATGCTTCTGACGGTAATTCAGAACACATCTTTTTCTCGCACAACATGTACTTCGATATCATATTCAGGAGGGTTGATTTCCCGCTCCCGTTCTTGCCTACAATCACATTCACGCCGGGCTTGAATATAAACTCAGAGCCATTTTTGAACGCTTTTATCTTTTGGATATATTTAAATGGAGTCTTCTTGTTGTCGTCTATCCTTATAGAAGTTATCATCTTATATGATTTTGTGTTTAATTATTTAAGCCTTTCATCAATCGCCAAATTAAATATCTTATCAAGACATTTCCTCATCTCCTCCGCATACTCAAAAAGATCCTCTTTTGAAAGATCTCTACGCTGCCAATCATACATATCCGTATATCGAGATTCAATAGCCTTATCCTCTATCTCCTCAAGTACCTTTTTTATAGACCTATTTTCATTTTGACCTATTCTTATACTCTTATTCTTTCCCATGTTTTATTTATTATGTCTTTTGAAATGTGTTATACCATCTTGATGTTTAACTCCTAAAACCCAACCTTCTAATCTAGCATAAGAAGAATAAGGATTAAAGGCCATATATGGTTTATAAAATCTCATAGTCTTAATCTTACCATATCTCAAAACATCTACAATTTCTCCATCTTCCGGCATATTTGAGAATGACCATTCCTCAAACCCTTGTGGAATTTGACTTTCGTCTGGATAATATCCCGTATTATAACATTTGATGATTATATTCCAACATCCTTCCCATCCTCTTTAACCCAATTAACTGTATCGCAATACCAACAATACCCTGTCTTGGAATCCTTTTTATGAGAATGGGATCCACATGTGGCGCACCAATAATTATCATCCATATTGTATGTATAACTTTCATCCTCATGCATTTTGGCTATTCTAGCTACCCTATCCTCCAGCAGATCCTTTAGATAATGGCATTCGTAAGGTCTATCCTCTTCCTTTAATATATAAATATCGATATCCATCATGCTCCCCATCCTGTCCGTACACATACACTCGGCGGCATGGCGCACGTTCCCTTCCGGCATCCCCGGAACTATCTCCCGGATCACCGCCTCCATCTTCTCTTGGTATTCGGTGTCTACCTTGACCACCAAATCCTCTAATTTATCTATTAAACTCATGATCTTTTTACTTCTTTGTATATGACATCTGTATTGTCTTCCCTATCTATATTGCAACAACAAGAATACATGCAGTAATAACCCCTGTTATTAAATACACATCCATCACAACTGCTATCATCAATCTCTATTACCTCCAATTCTATTTTCTCCATGCCGGTATTATATTTAAATATACTACCTATCTTATGATATCCTATATCCTTCAAATACCTTATATGATTATTTTCGTTAAATAATCGGTTGATAAATACATCTATTTTATCGTTTAGACCATTTTTATCTAATAACCTCTCGCACTCATTTTTATTAAATCCAAAGGATATCATAAAATATTTTGCCATATCAAACCTTTCCAGTTCCACCAATTTTTGTATGCATAGCCATATTCCTTGTCTTATGCCTTCTTCTTTGGCTTCTTGCACTCTATCTCCCATATTATTTTGTATTAATTAAGTAACAATATTTCTCTTCGCTCTATTTTGATCATTGATGGATTATCGTCATGATCATACCAATATAGATACCATATACCTCCTCTATTGGCCTTCCACATCTTCCCTTCATATTCCCCCGATGGGATCGTTACTGAATATTCTCTAAGACCCTCAAAGGTTTGTTTGGTCATTAAAGCGTATTCCTCATCAATTTCTATGTATCTCCTATGGGGCTGTTTCCATAACATCCCACGTTTGTCTGTTATCTTAGGTATTATATTCTCTCCATTCATGATGCTTTGTAAATTATGTATTAACTATTGTATATCTAACACTCTCCCCATCTTCCCTTTCGCATCCCAAGCAACCTGATTTTACGCAATCATATATATAATTTTCAAAAGCGCATCCCGAACATCTATCACACTTATCTACTCTTAATGTCATTTCAGACATACCAACTTTATAGTTAAAGACTTCCCCTATTTTATGATACTTAATATTTATACATATAGTATCGTTTTCACTTATAGTACTGCCTTCACTTATCATATTCTCACGTCCAAACATATTGTCAATAAACTTAATCATCTCATCATTGAATGATTCGCTTTCTTCTTGCAGCTTCCTACATTCATCCTCGGTCAATCCACAAGAAGATATCAGCTCCTCCGCGGCTTGCGTCCATCGCCCGTCGTGGGCTAGCTCCTGAACCGCCAGCCATATCCCTTGGTTCATGCCCTCCATTCTTGCCTTATCTAAAATATCCTTATCATTCATATCCTCAATCATTTATATCCTTGTTTCTTACAATAATCTCTATATTATCCAACATCTTATCTCGTAATACCTTTTCTACCATCCTTGAAACGATGTTAAAATCTCTGTTTTGAAGCTCATTCTCCACCATAACCTTAATCCACTGCTCTAAATTATTATCATTCCCGTAAGTATTACGTATACACCTCTCAACATATTGTCTTATATCAGATCTAATTGCATTGATTATATCTTCCTTCGTAAGCCCAAGCTCATTATGGATATAATTCTTTATCGCTTTATATTCTTTACTTGTTTTTGTACTCATATTTATCCCTCCTATTCAGTCATTTTTTTAACAAAATTTTCCCATAACATATCAACATCATTGTAATGTCTACAACAAGCATTCTGTATTCTTTCTATCAACGGGATGAACCATAACTGAGTTATTCCGTAACGAGTTTGAATTATTCTGCATAGGTTTATTTTTATTATCTCCATGTCATCAATACTAGGAGATGTGTTGTTATCATCACATCTATCTAATATTGTTTGAATTGTAGCCAAATAATGATCCATGTCTTAAATTGTTAATTATATTACCATCTCCCATTTCCCGGCGTAAACAGTATCTCCCCTGTCCTCACCCAATGATTCCAGTTATTTTTAAGTTCATCAATATCATACGCCTCAGCCGACTTACCGTTATCAGATCTTTTTATGACCGACATAATACTTTCCGCTTGCACGCTCCAATGACTATAACAGTCTGTCCCGCACCCGCACGCCGTGGCTCTCCCGTTATCGAACTCCCAGACCAGAGGCCGGAGGCCGCATCGTGGACACGGCAACCATTCCATTGGATTCTCCGGCTTCTTGTAAGCATCAATACACTTATATTCTTCTGCTATCATAGCCAATCCTACGGAATTGATTTGAGTTTTTTGATCTCTCATCTCATTCTTATCCTTAAACATCATTATCCTATTAACAATTCCCTCCGATTCCATGTACGTCGAGAATCCATGTATTCTTAGATATTGGATTGCTGATAGTGATTTTTTTAATATCTCCTTATATTCTATATCTATTTTAACTGCTTTCCCCATGATCTTTTTTCTCCATTTCTTCTAATATGATTTTAGCTAGATATACTATCTCACTTATCTGGTCGTAATAAACATCCACTCCCTCAATTTTCTCATTATCGTCATCATATCCATCGACCATCAAATTATCTTCCCCCGATAAATACACGGATGTTATAGATAAACAAATCAACCCGTTATCGGTAAAGATCCTTATTTCAGCCGGAAAATCATCTACATGGGTTCCGCTATCCATGTCAAGATCAAGTCTCCCTGTTCTTTTAATCAAATCAACCATAGCTCCATAAGCTACTACGTTCGCATTTAATAGCATTTTATTTAATGCATTTACTCTTTCTACGTCCTTCATAATCTCTAACCCCTTTGTATTACATTGTTATACGTTATCCTGATTTTCATGAAATGATCTTTAGTATAAGCAAAAGACCCCAATAATGACAAGCATGATCATAAGCCAGATGAATGCGCTTATAAGACATCCCTCACCAAGATTACCCATATCCCTAAAGAATAAGTAATTAAAAAATATTTTCATTCTATTCATAATAAACTTTATTTAATGCGTTTATTCTTTCTACGTTTTTCATATCCACCCCCTTTGTATTACATCGTTATACGTTATTCCGTTATCTTGAATTAGTTTCATAAACTGATCTTCGGTATAAGCCGGAGATTCCCCTCTGTTAGCCCTCTCTATATTCTCGCTCATCATCCCCATAGCCTGTATTAAGGCCGCTGAGGAGTTGGCTATCAATTGAGCTGCTTTCATTATCCTATCATCGTCCATAATCATATTACTTTAACTTCCTCGTTTCACAAATGTCTTTCATATACCATGGTTATTCCTATCAAAATCCCGGTATCTTCTCCCCAATATTCAAGGGTATATAATTACCTTATTTATAATATTCATTATTCTCTATCTCCAAAACATCTGGGGACAAATAGTCTTGTAATTCCAATTTTCGTATTTGGACAAGACAATCCAGATGTTCAACATTCATTTCTTGCCTATCTTCGTCTACCCACACCAACGTGTCGTATCCATAACATTCTGGGCACTGATCGGCTCCACATGGAAGAAGCATTTGCGCTCCACATTGAGTACATCTTACCCAGTCACCATGCCGTATTCCTTCGTATATTCTTGTTTTCATATTTATTGTTTATCATTTATAACATTTACTTCTTCGCTCCACAAACGTCTCTTATATATCGGAGTGATGCCAATCAGAATACCAATATCTTCTCCCCAATATTCAAGTATTTGATTCCTGAATTTGTGACGCAACTCTTGCGTCTTCCCCTTATTCCTATCATAAGGCGAGAAGTCAGATAATCTTACTGTCTTCATATTCTATTTAAACTTTTTAAGTTTAGATCACTTAATGTTAATACCTTTTTGTCCAATAAGTCAATAAGTAGCATCGCTCTCGACTCTACCTCTGTATCCCCAAATCCACTATACACTTCTGTTTGTGGATTGTAAGCATCATATCGAACATAGGCAGCTTCGTAGTATTCGCTATCCTTATTCGGGAAATATTGTGTCAATTGCAACCAGTCATCCCATATTTTTGATTTACTGATATTTATCATACTTGGTAGTATCTTTCCAAGCTCATGACTCATATAAGCCGGTATGAGGTCGCCTTCTTTTTTATATGAATACCTCATTGTGTTTTGTGTAACTGATTCTGTTTGGGATCCCCCTCCTTTCATCTCTTTCACAAAATAAAATTCCGACTCTGAATTTACACCCAACTCATGCAACTTTAATGCAAGCTCATAAGGGCACATAAAATTTTGATATTTCATGTTATTCTATATTTTCGTTTCTGTAATCCCCGGCATAGTCCAGCCATACCCTGTAATCATTTCTGTACTTGGTCGCCTTTATTTTCATATTCCGGGATATACTCTTATTCACATTTTCACTAAGTACACTCCTTAGCTCCTTCTGTAAGACCGCCCCGATAAGAGGATAGACGTCCAAATAATTGCCTTCACACTTCTCGAAATCTATTACCTTGTTCCCTATTGCCCGTTCTAATGCCTTGTCCATTGCCTTCACAATGGATTCTTGCACATTTTTATATCGATTGATAAAATCCTGTTCTTTATTTTCCATTTTAATATGTTTTTACAAAAGATGTTCGTTACCTTCATAAGGAATACAATAGATCCATCCCGTCCCATTTAAGCATTCATATCTTTCTTCTTTATATTGAGCATCAGCAATTTCCCTAACAAACAAACTTACGTGCCAATCATCTTCTTCTGTATCTCTTACTAAAACTTTATCAAATGGCTTGAATTTATATTTTGGTTCTATTTTAATACCAAAGAATTGTTTCAAGTATATTTTGGCTTTAGGTTCTTCGCTTGTTTTAAGAGCATCAATAAACTTTTGCTTTTCATCCTTAGTAGCAAATCTGTATCTCTCAATATTATTTTGATTGGCAGCCCCATTATCAAAATATAAATAACCCCCTTCTTGCCAAGAGGCATGATAAGACGTAAGGTATTTCCCGTTTGTATTCAATATGAATAAGTAATCACCTTCTTCATTGCTCAATACATCCCCATCCTTAAATGCCGTATATTCCGGAATATTAATACAAAGCCTACATCCTCTTGCTCCCATTCCATTATCAGAGAACCAGTCAGATATTATATCGCCATCAGAATAAATCACTCCTAGTGTATTAAACATCCCCCTATCTTTATTATAATACACTAACTCTACCTTATGATTATGCCCGATCGTTACAATCTCACCCTCGCGTTCACCATTACTGATTTTCTTTGCCAGCTCTAAGTCAAATGGTTTTGTTATCATTCTCTTTTCCATAATTTTACATGTATTTATATTGTTATTTTTCACTTTAGCTATATTATCATCTTGTAGCAATCTTGCTTTAAGATCATCTATAGTCCTTAAATCCATATTATATGTGCATAGATGAGCGTTCCCGTAACCGGTTAAATTGTTTATTACAGCCACATGATATCCGCCACCTATCTTATACACTTCCTTGACCTCCCATATATCCCTGCTATCATATTCATATCTATTGTTACGGTCTATAAAATCTTGCTTTATAGATACCATATCTCCTTTTTTAATATTCATATCTTCTTATGTGTTTATATATTATTTGCCTGCCCAGCCAATCCA